GCACAAAATCCTAGTTCAGCATTTTTTGGAAAAATATTTTTTGGGCAGTTTTGGCATACTTATCCATTTTAATCATAATCATCAACCTTTCATGTTCTCATGATAACACTTTTTCAAAATCTGTCAAGCCATATTTACAAAAAAGCCGCCAAATTTTTTGACGACTAAATAACCTCTATTCACTCAACTTAACGTTCATGTTAACGTCAACCTTAACAAGTTTAATGTTCTGTGCGAAATAATAGCTCGCCATTTCATACAGCGTGTCAAACATTGGTTCTGCCGCTAAGATGGGGTGCTCACTAACTGGAATTAGAACATATTTCTTGGTACTGTCATTAATCGCAATACTTGTCACATGATAAATATGGTTGTCGTCAACGTAGTTATCGTTAACTCGTTCATTCATAACTCGCATTAACCAGTCGCCTACTTTATAATCTTCCGTTGCTTTGATTGTGTTGTCAAAATTAATTGTTGTCATCTTTCGATTCCTCCTTAATATTGTTCCTTTAAAAATTTGTTAATGAAATATTGTTGTCCTTTACCAGTAACTCGTGAAGACTTGCTAAGTGCAGTGTCACCATAATCGTTAAAATAAGTCTTTTCTCTTACTTCAAACAACCCTAGCTCCATTGAACGTTGTGTTGGCGTGTTGCGGTCGTTACCTGATTTGATTAAATAGTTGTTATTACGCAACCAAGCAAACAATCGGTTCCGTCCAATATCAGCGCCGTTTTGTTTGAGCAGTTTAGCAAGAGTAGTAATCGAAATACTCGTTTTACTGGTAGATACAGCGTCTGCGAATTGTGCTTTAGGTTTAGTGATTTCCAACTCCTTTCGGACTTCTTTCAGTTCCCTCTGCTCCTCAATCCAACGTTCCGCTCGTTTAATAGGGTCTTGAATCATGTAACTGTCAGTCTTAACTGAAAGTTGCTTCTCCATAGAATTAAATGCTTCAATATACTTCAACTTGAATTGCATTGCTTTCTTGCCATTGAAGCCCATGGCCAACAACGTGAAACCATCACGGTTCATGTAATACATTGGGTATTGCTTACCACGATTTGCATAAGCACCTTTGGAAAACATCTCGCGGCTCAATTTTGAGCCACCAGATTCCAGTAACTTATCAATATCTCTGATGATATTTTTGTGTTGCTTCTCAAACGTTTCTGCCACTTGCAAGCTACTCGTCACCGCCTGTCGGTCGTGCATGATTACCAATTCATTTTCCATTATTATCACTCCCTAAATTTCAACCTTTAAAATAGCATTACTATCATGGTGCGCTCCAACAACAAAGTTCATTAACTTATTGTCTACTTCTTTGTCACCAGTTTCCGTAAACCATAGCCCTTCTTTTTGAGCACCATGAAACTTCTTATGGACATTTTCAACCGCTTCATCATCGTCATTTACGAACCAGTAGCCTAGCGCTGAACGCGCTCGACCATCAATAACGTCATTGATGTTTGACGTGCTGATTCCTAACTCTCGTGAAGCTTCTGCCCATGATTCACGCCACTGCGCTTCCAAAGTTGCTAAGTTTACTTCAAAGATTCCATTCCCAGTTATTTTAATTTTCTTCCCCTTAATTTTACATCTCTTTCCAAGTGTATTTTACCATTTCTAATAATTCATCTTCATCAAGGTCGAGTCGTTTTGATAGGTTGATTAAAGATACGATAATGAACCCCCACGTGGTTTGTTCGTCCAATTCAGATTTAAATTTAACTTGGTCATCAGTAACTTCAATTGCAATGTTGCCCGTCATTTTGTCTTTCATCTTCATTTCCTCCTATCGTGTTTCAATGTCGTTGGCTTCAATATAACTATCTAACAACGCTGTTAGAGCTTCAATCGACTTCTCACGGTCGTTATCGGTAGCTTCGAGGATTAAGTTAACCACAGGTGAAGCCAGTGTCGTCAGTGCGTCAATAGCTTTTAAGCCATCTTTCGGTTCAATAATTGTTGCTTTGTTCCCGTTGCCATCAATTTGTTGTTCAACTAAAATCTTAATCATTTTAATTTCCTCCTATTTTAAATCAATATTATTAGCTTTTGCATAGCCTTTTAACATAAAAATTAGTAAGTCAACTGCTTCACCCTGACTGTTATCGCAAATATCAAGAACCACGTCCATGAGAGGTGCGCTTATAACAGTCATCACATCAGAAGCCCGTACACCCTGACTTGGTTGAATCACGGTTAAGTCATTGTTACCGTCCTTGTCAGCTTCAACTAGAATTTTGATTTCTTCCATTTTTAATTTCCTCCTATCGAACTACTCTATCAATCACCCCAAATACAATGATTAAAACGCCAACTACCCACTTCCAAATAACTGGTGTACCTACGATAAATCCAACACCTAAAGCGAGAGTGATAGCAATCACTGTACCGACAGTTACCATAATAATAAAGCGAATAAGTCCGTAAACCATTTTTATCACCTCCTTTAATTTATATATGTATCTTACCGCACGAGGCGGTAAAAGTCAAGCACTTTTTTATTTTTATTTGTAATATTCTCGTAAATCAAACTTAGGAATCTCAATCCCCTGCTTGTAACTTGGTAAGTCAAGAATTACTTTGACAGCACGTTTCTTGCCTGCAATAATTCTCTGTGTGCGCTTAATGTAGCCGTAGTGACTCAAATACGATTCAAATTCTGTTCTTTTCAATCGGCGAGTAGCTCGGTCGAAATGATTATCACTGCAAAACTGTGCGTAAGCCGAGAATAGCGCCTTGAAACTAACATCAACGTCTTTGGTTTTTGGTAGTTCCAATGCTGACCAATCCCAGTATTGGTTCATGAACAGGCAAAAAATCTCACGTTTAGTCAAATCGTTTCGTTGAGAGTGGACAATGAATCTCGAATTTATTGTATCTAGGAAGTCGGACTCCTCATCAGAAACGGGTTGGTCATTACGAATCTTATAGATGATAATGGCCAGCTTTTGGGCGTCATCAGAATATGGCACCAACATATTATATTTCAGAATATCATCGACCGACTCCAAACTCTTAATTACACCCTCATCGTAGCTTAGCGAATCATCACCGTTGTAACCGGCGATAAGTTTATTCTCGTCTAATTCATACTTTCCTGCCAACATAAAAAATCATTCCTTTCTTAATTTGTAACTATATTATACAATGTAAAGTCGAGTCTGTCAAATCTTTTTTATTTGTGTCAAAAATCAAGAATGCCGTTATATCAACGTTTCTAGCCACCGCCAAAACTTTTTAAATTAGAATTTAATGAGAGATATTTTATGTGTAGAAATTTTTATTTTTTCACAAACAGCAAACGTCTGATTCAGCATATAGTGTAACGTAGAGTGATGAGAGGGGGACGGAGTGTTGACGAAGCTTTAGCTGAGTCGACACGTAGGCTGGGGGTGAGGGGTCTGGGCTTGCCCAGCATAGTCACCTAGTAAATGGCTCGACGTGTCTGTGATGTGTCACCTAGCTTGTCACTTGGTGTGATTGATAGTTGTACATAATTAGTATGTTTGATGATAGAGTTGCTCACAGTGCGAAGCGTAAGCGAGCTACTGTGAGTTACGAAGCGAAGCGAGTTACCTAATAAGGATAAAAGGTATGGTTTAACATATTTAAGCACCAAAATATCCTAAAGATAAATAAAAAAATTTTCATTAGTCACTTTATTTGTCGAAAATAAGTTTCAACAACCATCACTATTCGTCTTTTTCAACCTATATTGAAAGCATATAATTTAAGTTATTTCACAAAGGAGGTTTCACGATATTGTCGAACAATCACAAATTAACTCTTATTAAAGCTATCCTGTATGCAAGTGATTGTGTTACAGAAGACGAAAAGCTCAATGCGATTCGCCACTTGATTCACGGCTGGGATAAAGAGCCAAATATTGAATCTCAAAAACCTTGGCTAGACGACTTATCCGTTGAAACCAGAGATATTATCAAAAGCCTGTCTGACGACTAAACCTCTCCTTTAATTCATTCATTTTCATTTTCCTTATTCATACACTTTCCTCCTGTGAGAGATTAATTTCTCTCTCTACATATATACTCGGTGTGGCAGATAATTATTATCTAAAAAAACCGCTGTTCGGCGCACAACTGCGATGTCCCGCAATGTTTTCCTATGCCTTTTTCTATCGGGACTGTAAATAACAAAACCAGAGAGGAGTTTTTAACATGACACAAAATTGTCCGTCATGTTCGACTCCAGTTGAAATAGATAAAAAAGATGACTATGTTGTTTGTCCGTATTGTGGTTGTCTACTTGAAGTAGACGGTGATAACCTTGAAGAATACACAATCGGGTAGAGATTTGTCTGTGTGTCCTTACTGCGGAATGATTGTTGACAAGAGTACGCATGATTGTCCTGTAAAAAGGAAACGTAACAATCATAACGCAAGGATAGCACGCCAAAATCGAACAATTACAGAAAAAGCTCTGACTTCTCAAAGATGGCGTTCTTTTAGAAAGAAAATCATTTTGAGAGATGGTGGTGAGTGTCAGCGTTGCTTAATAAAGCTACACAAGCACACGTATGATGATTTAACTGTACACCATATTCAGCCGCGTGTCAATCACCCAGAGCTGATGTATGACGAATCAAATTGCGTTACGCTTTGTCGTGAATGCAATTTAGCCATGGGTTTAAATGGTATTGATTTCGACTGGAATACAACAAAAGCGACAATAAACCTAGATGATACACTTCATTTCTAAGGGGGTGAACATATGCCTAACGCTAGAAAGCCCGCGGCGCTGGTTAAAGGCCACAACGAATCGGCTTCATCTTTAAGACGAAGAATGGAAGACGAGGAACGGCTGAAAGGCGCTACCGATGAAGTGCGTGTGCCACCAGAGTTTATCAGGGGCTGGGAAGCGGCCGAAAAGTATTACTTTTACATTTGTGACCTACTTGAAGAGTCTGATATTCTTTCTAACTTAGATAGATTCGGTGTAGCGGCCTTAGCTGAATGTCTTGCTCGTATGGAAGAGTCAAATAAGGCTATGGCAGAAAACGGTAATAAATTGATGATTACCGTTGAAACCAAAAATGGTTTTAAGACGGTTGAGAATCCGTACATCAAAACTCACCTTAAATTCTTTGATAGGTTCAGGGTGTTGTCAACGCAGTATGGATTATCACCATCAAGCCGGGCACAGCTAAGTGCATTAACCATTGAAGATAGAAGCAAAGGTACTAGCGCACTTGAAAGTATTATTAATAGCGAAGATTAATTAATTCCAGTCTTAATCGGCTGGAAGTACATATATCTGATTAAAATTAAGAGCGGGGTAGTTTGTACCCGACTTATGTACATAGTGATTTAAGTTCCGAGAAGCGCGCACCCGAAAGTAAAAGTTCCATAATGGAGTAGCCTTTGGAGGCAAGCATTCTTTTACTAGTAGAAAAACCAAATCTGTCTGGTCTAGCCTCGGTTGAGATAGATAAAGCCCTGATAACATGACACTTAGGGTGCCAGTGTGTCGGGCATACATAATCATTGCTCGGTAGTTCAGCGGTAGAATAATTGACTGTTAATCAAGAGGTCGCTGGTTCGATTCCAGCCCGAGCAGTATTAACGGGATATAGGACAGTTTGGTAGTTCACTCGGTTTGGAACCGAGATGTCGTTGGTTCAAATCCAGCTATCCCGATAATAAGCTCTAGTGGTGTAATTTGGCAGGCACGCAAGATTTAGAATCTTGTGTCGTAAGACGTGTAGGTTCGAGTCCTACCTAGAGCATTGCGGTGGAGTGAAACGGAAAATCACGAAAGGTTCATAACCTTTAAATAGCAGGTTCGACTCCTGCCACTCGCAATAGTTTACTTTAAAATGGCTTTGCGACAGAGTTAGAGAGCTGTGGCGGTCTGTAAAACCGTTGTCGAAAGACTGAGTAGGCGCGAATCCTACCAAAGCCATAACCGTTGTTGTAGGAGGATATGATAATATGTCTGAATTAGTACCTAATGAAAAGGTTGTTAATGATTTAAAAACAGAACGAGAAGAAGTTTATCGTAATCAAGATATTTTAGATAGGCTTGAAGGCGTTGTTTCATCATTAGACGCTCGTGTATTATCATGGGAAGAATATGATAAGGCAATGGCTTTGCTCACATGTTTAGATTCTCAATTAAAAAGTTCTGTCATGATGAATGAACCAAGAAATAACTAATAATACGTAAAAAAGTGCTTGTGGCGGAATAGGTAGACGCTAGATTGTGTGGGGTTCTCAGGCCATACGTGATTGAAAGGTACTCATATCTTGTGTGGGGTGCAAATCCCTACCAAGCACATTACAGTGAGCGACTGATGGCGTGTACGTCAAAAAACGTTAGTTACCATTAAACTAAAAATGGAAGTCGGCGTGTGGTTGAAGCATGGCAAGTAAGACCTAGAATAAGGCAATGGCTGTGTCAGGAGGTTAGCTACCGCGTGTGGTTCGATTCCACACCAATCACGTTAAGTTAAACGCGCTCGCGTCTTCTAAACGGGCCTTATAAACAGCACTTTTGCATTAATATGGTTGGAGGGTCACCATATTGCTCGGCAGAGGCTTTGTATCTGACCGCCAGTCCCGATAAGTGACGTCTACTTATCCGACCCCATACATAATTGCACCTAGCACACCTCCTAACAGTGTGGCCCAAGCTAGGACTATGCTCCCATGGTGTAACCGGATAACACACTAGACTTCTAATCTTGCAATGCCAGTTCGAGTCTGGCTGGGAGTTTGTAGCTTAATCACAATAAAGCAAAACGCTTCTCGGTGTTTTCTTTCCATGTTATTTTAGGCCGAGAGTACATAAAATGTAGATTTTACAGTCTACATTATAGCATATAATGAGGTGATATGTTGAAAGAAAAAGATATTTTCAACCACCCAGCTTATCAATATGCTTTAAAGATTCATAATGGTGAAGCCTTAGCTAACAAAGATGTCAAACTCGTCTGTGATAGGTTTATCAGAGAAGTTGACGAGAGCCTTGCTGGTAAAGGTGACTATTATTTTGATATTAATGCACTTAATCGTGTTTCTAAGCTATTAAAATTAATTATTATGGCAACTGGCCCCAGACGGGGTCAGAGTGCATACGATTCGCTGGCTGGTTTTCAGTGGTTTTTCTTTGTCAATATCTTTTGTTGGCGTCATAAGGACAATCACAAGCTAAGAAGATACAACACAGCAACGATGTTAATACCCAGAAAGAACGGGAAAACTTTCATTTCTGCAATTATCTTTATTTTGTTGCTTATTCTGGAGCCGAAATATTCAAAGTTTTATTCCGTAGCGCCAGATTTAGAGTTATCTTCAATGCTAAAAACACAAATTGACTCTTTGATTGACGGTTCACCTGAATTGTCACGTTTCTTTAAAGTCAACAATAAGGATATTACGTGTTTATTGACCAAAAACAGCTACAAACCACTAGCGAATAGTAATAATCGTCTTGACGCTCGTGAACCAGTAGCGTTTTTGGCCGATGAAGTTGGTGCTTTACCTAACAGTTATCCAGTTAACGCCATGAAATCTGGTCAAACACTAGTTGATAACCCATTAGGTATCATCATTTCAACTGCTTATGACTCTCTCGATAATCCAATGACACAGGAAATTAAACGTGCCACTGATAAGATTGCTGACGGTGATTTATATGACCCCACGTATTTCGCATTGATTTATAGACCAGATAAACCTAAAGAGTGGGCTACAAATGATGAAGAACTGATAAAAGTCAACCCACTATCACAAGAAATACCAAAGGTTAAAGAACGTTTATTAAACGAGCGAGAAGACGCCGTTAATTATGAAGATAAGCGTCAAAACTTCTTAACAAAGTACATGAATATCTTCGTTGACGGTGATGAAGGTGAGCAATTCACAACCGAAGATGAACTCGACAGAGCCGAATTACCACAAGGTCTTGACTGGTACGGTCGTGACGTATTTGTCGGTCTTGACTTTGCCGAAAGTCACGATAACTTTGGTTTAGCTATGGTCACTTTCGATGAAGACCATCAGAAATATGTTGCTAAAGCATGGTCGTTTTTCCCAGCAGACCGAATCGCTGTTAAGACTAAGGTTGAGGGCTGGGATTATCAACACACCGAAAATGAGGGCTGGGGATATTCCTCTGGTCACGAAACGATTGATTATGGATTTGTAGAAGATTTCTTTTTCAATCTTGAATCAAAGTATGGCGTTAAGATTAAAGGTTTCGGTTACGATAAGTGGAATGCACGTTCTACGGTCGCCAAGTTCATGGCTAGTGGTTATGACGGCGTTGAAATTCCACAGAACGCACGTGGCCTATATCCGGGCACGAAGCTTCTACGCGAAGCCTTACAAAACGGAAATTTTGCTTACGATAAAAACGATATGTTACGTCAGAACTTCTTAAATGCTAAGATGGTCACTGACAGTAATCTATCATACTTCTTAAACAAGAAAAAGTCAAGCGGTAAAATTGATATGGCCGCCGCAGTTGTTGACGCTATGTCCCTATGGGAAATCGAGGAATTTTCCAATATTATGGGTGGTGCAAGCAACATCACATTACTTTAAAAGGAGGGATTCAAAATCGCTAATACAAAAAACAAATGGTCTTTAAAAAACATTTTTAAGATTCCATTTAGCCAACAACAGCCGGGACAGGACAGTCGTGGCGGTACTTTTGTTCGGTCACAGACTGGTACAGGGCCGTTATCTTTCACTGGTGATGACAGACCTATCACCGAAGATACGGTTATGGAAATTCCGGCATTCAGTGCGGCGTTAGCGTTGGTTGCTGATACGGTAGCTTCTCTTGATATTTTATTGATGAAGACAAGCGACCAAGGTGTCCCACTTCCTGTTAAAGATGACGAACGAATCGCAATGCTTAATAAGCAAGCGAATGAGGAAATGTCTGCTTTCACGTATAAACGTTCAGTCGTTAAAGACTTGCTATTGTATGGTCGCTCGTTGACTTACATTGAGCGAACAAACGATGGTAAAATTAATGCCATCTATCCTTTAGCTTCTCGTTATATGACTACCGAGGTTTACACTTACGGTGGCTATAAATATTATGGTGTTTACACCTATAATTCAGAAGCTGGTTCATTCGAGTACGATGAGGAAGACTTGATGAACGTTATTTCCGATTCGCAAGATGGTATTACAGCAGACGGCATTATGGCAAACTACACTGGAACACTCCAACTGGCGTTAGCACAACGCGATTATGAAAAGAACCTGTTATCTAACGGTGCGGTTCCTGTTGGTGCCGTACGTTCTGATAGAGCAGTTGCACCAGAAGTTCTTGCCAGATTGAAGCAACAGTTCGCTTCGACTTACGCCGGAGCTGGTAATTCTGGTAAGACGCTGTTTTTGGAAGGTGGTCTATCTTACCAACAAATCAGTACTAATCCAGATAACATGCAATTGGATTCTAGTAAGAAAAGCATGTTAGGTGAGATTGCTCGTATGTTTAATCTGCCAGAAACACTTATCAACGCTGGTGCTAACAAGTATAATTCTAACGAGCAAAATAACCTACAATTTTTCCAGTATTGTCTAAAGCCTATTTTAGCAAGTTTTGAAGCCGCAATCAACAAGGAATTGTTGTTAGAATCTGAAAAAGAGCAAGGCTACTTCTTTAAGTTTGATACCGACACCATTATGCAAAACACTTTCAAAGAAAAAGTTGCCGCATATGGCGCCTTATACAAGCAAGGGCTTATCACTTACGATGAGTTCCGTAACAAGTTTGGCTTTAGTAATATCGAGGGTGAAGACTTCATCAACCTTAGTCTTGGTTCTGTTCTCTACTATCCTAAGACTGGTGAGATGAAGATTCCTAACTTAGGTGTCGCTGGCGGTGCTACACAGAGTTCTGGCGACCCCACAAAGATTACTCCTAAGAACCAAACGTTAGATAACGTTTCCTCTGGGGAATCGAAAGGTATTCAAAAAGCTCCTAACCAAAAGAATCAAGATGACAGCCACCAAACAAAGGCTGACAATAATATGTTAGGAGGTAATGACGATTAAACAAAAAGAATTACGGACACTTAGTTTTGAAACACGGGATTTATCTTTTGATGATAAATCTCTAAAGGTATCTGGTTATGTTAACAGAGCTGGTTCTTACAGCCAAGTAATGTCTGCCGATGGTGCCCCTTTCCGTGAAACTATTTTGCCGCAAGCATTTGTTGAAGCCGTTAAAACAAAAGACCCGATTGATTTTTATGCGGAGCATGACGCTCAAAAGCTACTAGCAACCACTGTTAATCATTCATTGACACTCCGTGCAGACGATGACGGCCTGTATATGGAAGCACAAATCCTAGACACGAATGATGGTCGTGACACCTATGAACTTATCAAGAGCGGTGTTATTACGAGTATGAGTTTTGGATTTATCGTCCTTGATGATGAGTGGGATAGGTCTGGTGGCCGATTTGATGACGGTATTCCGCTACGAACCGTCAAAGAAATTAGCTTAAAAGAAGTATCTGCGGTACGTTTCCCTGCTTATCTAAGTTCAAGTATTGAAGCTCGTGGTCTTAAAGAGTTAAAAGAACTTGAACATAGGGGTATTAATAGCGTATCGGAAGTTGTTAATATTAAGGAGGGAAACAACTTGGAACTACGAGATGTAGAAACTAAAGATTTATTCGCTGAATTAGAACGGCGCGCAAAGCTTCCGGCAAATGAAGTTATCGTAAAGCCAAAAAAACGTGGTAAACTTCCAGCCAATGAAGTAATTGTGAAACCGAAAAAGCGTGATGATGAACCATCTGATGATGATTTAACCGATGACGGCCAAGTAGAATCAGAAGACGCACAAGCTCCGTCACAAACTATTGACATTGATGAATTGACAGACCGTATTGTCGCTTCTATCTTGGAAGGTATTAAAACTTCGTTAGCTAAACGCGATGGTGAGGGCGATGTTCCTGAACCAGACGGTTCTGATATGCCAGATGATGACACTGAAACTGACTCAATGAAATCAGATAAGCGCGCAAAGCTTCCGGCAAACGAAGTTATCGTAAAGCCAAAAAAACGTGACGATAAACCAGATAATGGTGAAAACACTGGCGAATCAGATGGTAAACCTAACGATAAATCAAAAACCGATTCTAAAGGTAATAATGAAGACGGGTCGGAAGATGACACTAGAGCTTGCAAAAACGCTGAAAAGCGCAGTATGGAAGCACGTGAATTATTAAAAGAAATTAATGATTTGGAGGTCTAATTAGTGAAAACAAAGAAAGGTCTTTTGGAAAAGCGCTCGGCTTTAAAGAGCAAGCTGAACGACTTTAAACCAGTTATTGAAGATGGCACTATTACTGACGAACAATTAGAAGAAATGCGTTCTATCAAGTCAGATATTGTTTCTATCAATGACGAAATCGCAAGTTTAGATGAACAACGCAGTAGCGCCATTCCTACACAACATAATACACGAGGAGCTGAAAAAGACATGGCAGATTTAAAGAAACTTGAAAAGCGGGCGGCCGCAGATTTATTCCGTGACAACATGCAAGGTAGCAAAGCGGTTCGTGACTATATTGAAGCCGTAAAAGAACATGATGAAGGTCTTGATGTAGAAGACCGTGCATTACCAGACAATGGTTTGTCATGGGGACAAGCCGTTGATGGTCAAAAAGCTAACGGCGGTGTTCTCGTTCCTACGACCGTTGCTGACACCATTGTTGAAAAGTTACAAGAAACTTCACCAGTGTTTGCATTGTCAAACAAGATTGGTTCTGTAACTGGTAACTTACGGGTTGTCCGTGAAAGTGATACTTCCGATGATGGTTTCGTTGGTGAACTTGAAGAAGTAAAAGCACAAACTCCATCATTGAAGTATGTTGAATTAACTCAAAAGCGTGTCGGTGCTTCAATGCAATTATCGAACATGATGATTAACGATGGTGCTCCTGACATTGTTGGCTACGCTGTTGGTCGTTTAGGTCGTTCATTGGCTAAAGCTATCGAACGTGCCGTATTAGTTGGTGCTAAGACTCCAGAAGCCGCTTCAAAGACTTTCCGTCCAGTTGTTGCCGCAGATAACGGTGTTCAAGTTGTTCAATTGGCCGGTGCAACTCCTACGTTGGACGAATTGATTGAATTAACAGCTTCAATTAATCCAGCATATTTAGACCGTGCCGTATTTGTTGTATCTCGTGAAGTGTTCAACGCTTTATCAAAGATGAAAGATGATGACAACGAACACTTAATCTTCAAGCCACAAATGCAAAACACTATTGCTGGTGCTGTGGCTGTTCGGCCGGGATTCTCATTCCAAGGCATTCCTGTGTTCGTATCTGACCAATTGAACGGTAACGCAGATGGTCAAATCGTTTTAGGTAACTTTAGCGCTGGTTACACTATTATGACTAAACAAGGGTTGCGTTTAACTCACGTTACTGCTGATACGCAACAAGCGCTTGCTGGTGGTCATTTGGTTGTTCTTGACGGCTACATGGACGGTGCTGTTACCAACCCTGACGCATTCGTGGTTGCTAAGCCTGCGAGTAATTAATCCGTCACCAAAGGTCACTAAGGTTACTCCAGATGTGAGTAGCGTAAAAGTTGCGGCCGAATAAACTTGATAACAACCCCCTCTTTTGAGGGGGCGTACATATTTACAAAGATAAGGAGGAAATGTCCTTGACAAAGAATTTTGATGTTTACGACAACACGGATAAGAAGATTGTAACTAATCAACCGTCCCCAGTTACTATCAATGGACTCACTCCAGCCACTAAGTATTCTGGTTATAAGATTGCCTATACTGGTGAAAGTGCAAAGACAACGATTGGTGACTTTACAACCACTAACCAAGTGCCCGGCAAGCCGTCATTAGCGGTTAGCGCTGGTGATGGTAAATTAGATGTCACCTTCTCTGACGGTCAGAATGTCGGTACAGCGGTCACTAAGCGCACTGTTTACTGGAAAACAGCAGATGGGAACAACGGCACTGCCGATTTCGGTACGTCATTAACCGGCTCGGTTGACGGCTTAACAAATGGTACTGAATATACACTGCAAGGTGTATGCACAAACGCCGCTGGCGACTCTGAAAAATCAGATGAAGCAAAAGGAACTCCAGTTGCTCCATCTCAAAAACCAGCTCAATAATCTTGCCCCGTTTTGGGGCGTACATAGGAGGTGTTGTAATAGATGTCAGTGACAATTGATGACTTTAAGAATCAAATTAACGCAGATTCTGATGAAGATGTTGATTTATATTTTAACCATGCTGTTGACTACGTCAATTTTTACGTGTCAAGAGTTGCCGGTCAATTCGAGGGTGTTCGTGAAAAACAATTTGAGGCTATCGTAGATAGAGCCGTATTAGAAGTTGCTACGACCCTATACTTGAAACGTGACGGAGCACCCGTCAGTGGCACTGTTAATTCCTCCTCACTAGAAACCATTATGAATTATGGTAGAAACTTCTCAATCTAGTTAGTGGGGTGATAAGATGGCAAATAAGGTTGACCTATGGCGTTACAAAGAAAAATTAGAACTCGGCACAAACGACTCGTGGGTAGAGCTTGACAACGGAAATATTATCAACTCTGGAGCGGATATTAATGACGATACATTTGATGTTAAGTATACTTTTCATTGCGCACAATATCGAGTATCAGATAGGAATATTACGAGTGTTGACGGAATGAATGACGAAGATACAATCGTAGTTGCCGTTAAACACAGACCAAACTTTGACTATGATAGTTACCGAGCTAGATTCAGAAAGAAGTATTATATCGTAACCTACATCGTACCAGATACCGCCGCAATCGTATCGTATGACTTATTATCGTTGAAATCAGTCATTAAGAACGGTGGCTCGTCTGGTATTTCCGATTCATTTGGGGGTGGCGCATTTGGCGACTAAAAAACAATTGGTCACTAGCGGATTAGGTTCAATTGAGGTAACTGGTGAAGACGAACTATTAAGGCAGTTAGATAAGCTCAAATTAACCCGTAAGGAACGTTCAGCTATTGTTGAAGCCGCTATCCCGATTGCTGAAAAGCACCTATATGATAGCACACCTTATGATGAATTTGAAGATGTTCGTAATAAAAAACTATATGGAAAATCAATCGGGCACTTGCGTGACCATATCACGCATAAACCGAACCAATTTATTGATGGCGGCACTGAATTAGGGTTTGAGCAAAAGGCTTATCCAATTGCCGTTTGGACTGATTGGGGAACATATCGTCAGCCTGCACAGTTCTGGTTTGAAAAGTCCGTTGAAACCATGCCGTATGACCAAATCTTTGCCGCGCAAACTCAAACAGCTAAGGCTATTTTTAAGGCAAAGGGGTTGTAAGATTTGATTTCAAATGACGTTAAACAATTAATCAGGGACGCTAACATTGATGGAATCGACCCTAAATACGTTTTTGCGTATGGTCTTCCTGACCATATTAAGGCGTCAGTTAAGAATAAAATAGTCATTTTAGTAAATGATATTTCACGGATTCCTAGCAAATTCGGTAGCGATGATATAATCGCTGACGATGGTACGGTACAGGTACAGTTCTTTTACCCACTAAGTATCAAGGGTGATGTCACAGCTTTATATGAGCGCCCTGTTCGTAACATGCTACGACATAACGGTTGGTATCAAACAATTGGTGGCGGTGTTGACCGTGAGCCAAAGACTTCACAACTTTACTCAACCTATCACTTTAAGAAAACTATTTATTAAAAGAAAGAGGTAATCAATAATGGCAAAAACCAAAGGTATTGATAGCGCTCGGCTTGCTATCTTTGAAACAGACAAGGAACAAGTTGATACGACAAACACGGCAATTGGTACGACTGGTGTGTACACGTTAGACTCAACTACCGCACAAGGTATGACGGTCGGTAATATTACTGGTCTTACTCCAACGATGACTAAGATTTACGGTTCTGACATGGTCGTTGAAACGTCTGGTAAAGGTGTTGGGTCTGTTCAAGCAACTGTTGGTGCTAACGATATTCCAGAAGACATCATTGACGCTATTACTGGTGTTGACAATGAAAAAGGTTTCTCTGTTGTTACGTCAGACACCCGTGCGCCATATTCAGTTATTGAATTTATCACCCACGGCCGTTTGAACAACAAGTTACACTTCGCCTTATTGAAAGGTACTTTCGGTCTGGAAGAACACAACATGCAAACGAACACCGAATCAGAACAATTGGCACCAGACTCATTAACGTTTACTGGTGTTAACCGTCAATCTGATAAGGCCGCTTATGCTAAAGGTGACGAAGCCAAGGACACTTTCAAAATTGAAGATTGGACTAACTTCGTATTTCCGGGTAATGCTGTTGCGAGTAGCGGCGGCCAAGCCTAAATTAGCTCAGGTTGCTCCTAGTGTGAGTAATGTAACAATTGAGGCTGAATAATCACCTACATGCCCCGTCTGGGGTGTGTGTGTACATATCCAAAAATAAAATATTAGATGAAAGACGAGGAGATTCACATGACTGTCAAAATCAATGCAAAAGACTTAGGTATTCGCAAGCCCGTTGAAGTAAACGAAACTAACAAAAATATCAAAAAGACGTTAAAGGTGCAAATGAAGTTAGAAGCGTTAGGTAACATTGACGCCGAAAACATGACCGATGAAGAAGCTTACAGTGCGTTCTTAAAGAACCAGTACGAAGCTAACGAAGCAACCACCGAATATATTGCTGACATGTTGCGTTTATCAGAATCACAAATTGATAAACTTGAAGACTTGGATTCAGATAAGACCGATGAGTTGTTCGCTCAAATCATTCAAAAGGTTATGCACATTGACCAGATTGTGGACGGTGACGAAGACGACAGTACGCCCAGCGGAACCGCAGACGTTTCAGGAAACGCTGGACGAGATTAATCGTCTTGAAAAAGCATTAGTTGCTCAAAAGCAAGACACGTTCAACAACCTAGAGGAAACCAATTATTTTGATTTACTAGAAATGCTATCTGTTGATGACAACAGCGATGGTTCTGGTTCTGACGATGAGGTAGTTCCTTTAGGGTACTGGTTAGAAGATAACATTGCCGAGGGGTAATGTTATTGTTTTTACTTATTTTTGTTAGTTAAGTTCGCTTTGGCGGGCTTGTTTTTTGCAAGGAGGGTTTTTAAATGAAACAGGCCGCATATGGTAGCTTAACATATAATGTTAATATTAACGATACCAAGGCTCAATCAAGCCTGCGTACGTTAAAAGGAGCTATTCGCTCCACAGGCCACGAATGGCGCTCTAACGCTTCTGCAATGCAAGCCGCTGGTGACAGTGCAAGTGCTCTGGAAGCCAAGATAACAGGACTTAACAAAGAAATTGAGCTACAATCTGATTATAACAAGCGTTTAGCTGACGCCTTAAAACATGCCAATGCTCAAACTGACAAGGAAAAACTTGCGGTTATGCGCTGGACGAACGAATTAACCCGAAGTAATGCGGCGTTGAAACGGCGTCAAAGCGAATTGGCAAGTGCACGTGCCGCCGAAATCAGATTCTCAACTGGTATCGACAAGGCCAAAACCTCGCATAAAGCTTATACCAGTGCGATTGAGGCAAACGAAAAGGCTTTACTAGCAGAGGGCAAAGAGGAACAAGCAAGCGCCAAACATAAACAACTCTTGGCGGCCAAGACATCTGCTTTAAAAGATGAACTCGGTCGTGAGGAAAAGGCATTCAAGGCGTTAAAATCTAGCGCTAGTTCATCTAACGTTGATATTAACAAACAGTCTGCCGTTGTATCAAAAGCTCGTGAAGCTTACGCTAAAGCCCGTGAGGAACAGCGTAAGTATTCTACTGGCCTACACAAGATGGAGCAGTATTCTAAGTCAACTGCGGAAATATCGCAGTCGCTTGCTTCAAGATTGCGAGCAGAGGGCAAGAATTACTCTGCAATGGCGGTAGAATTGAAGTCATTAATTGGTTCTCGTAAAGGGTTAATGGCTCAATACAAGACCGAAGCGTCTGAATTGGCGTTAGTCAAAAGACGTTCCGGCGAAACAAGTGCGGCTTATTCAACGCAAGCTAAAAAGGTCAACGAACTAGGTGCGAAAATTGGGGCAACGGAATCAAAAATCCGTTCTTTAAACAAGCGTGTTGGCCTATCTGGTACAGCGATAAACTCATTCAGCGACAAAATTGGTGGTATGCAGAAAAAATATTCTGGCGTTGCCACTGCGATGTCTGCTGTTTCTCGTGGTACTGGTTATGCAACCTTAGGGCTTGCCGCTGTGACTAAGCAAGGCGTTACGATGGCAACCTCATTACAGGCTTCTTTTACAAAGACTAAGAACTTAATCGTTCAGTCTAACACAGAAGGAACCAAAGAGATTAATCGTAACCTCGCTAAAATGAAAGAAAACGCCAAAGCTTATTCTAAGGAATATGGTTTGACGCAAAAACAAATTGCTGATGGCTATCAAGACTTAATCAAACGTGGTTATAGTTCATCACAGGCGGTAGGCGCGATGAAGACGTTGGTTAAAGGTGCTATCGCCACTGGTGATGACTTTAATGACGTCACAGCCGTTTCTACGCAGACTTTGGAATCATTCGGTCTAAGAGCGAATACCACCGGTAAAATGGCTAAGAATACGGCTAAGGTCGTTAATGAAATGGCCTACGCCGCTGATATGACGGCTACCGACTTCCAGAGTTTAGGTAAAGGTATGGAATACGTTGGTAACACAGCTCACCAAGCTGGATTTAGTATTTCCGAAACTGCTAGTGCCATGGGTATTTTATCCAACAACGGTTTGGAATCTGACAAGGCTGGTACTGGATTACGTAAGACGATTAACTCATTGGTATCTCCTACTGATAACGCTACTGGCGCTTTGAAGAAATTAGGATTATCAACAAGTAGTTTTACAGATAAGAACGGTAAGATGAAGTCAATGTCGGAAATCTTCGGCATTTTGAACCGTCACATGAAGGGCTTATCTGGTCATGACCGTACTGACGTGTTCCATGCAATCTTTGGTACGACTGGTCAACAAGCCGGTGGTATCTTAACTGATAATTATAAATCACTTGGAAAACTTAATGACGAGGTTGCTAGGTCTGCAAAAAATGACTACATTGGTGGTCTATCTGCAAAGAACATGGAAACTGCGCAAAACCAGTTTAACAAGTTTAAGGTCACTTTTCAAGCTTTAGAGATTGAGTTTGCAAACGTATTACTTCCATATTTAACCAAAGGCGCTAAGGCGCTGACCGGATTAATGGATAAGTTTGATAAGCTAAGTCCTTCCGCTAAAAAAGCCGCCGGAGCAACGCTTCTATTGGTTCCAGCAATTAGTGCTGTTACTGGTGTAATTGCCGCTTTCATTCGTAATTCAGGAACAATCGCTACCGTTATTTCTAAACTATTCAGCAAGTCTAAGATTGAAACTGCCAGTTCAAGTAAATCTGCCATAGCCGCAATTAACGAACAAACGGCCGCTGTTAAAGCTCTTGCGGCGGCTTGGGGCGAGGCCGGAGAAGCCGCTGGAGCAGAAGCGTCAGAAGCCGGAGCTGGTGTCGGTGGCGGTTCTAAAGGACGGGGCGGAAAAGGTGGTTCCACGATAGAATCTGTTGGAACCCGTGAGGAATACAAGGCGGCCAAGAAATCTCGGTCTAAATTGTCTGTCCTAAAGCGTATGGCTAAAGGTCAAACGACCACAGAAGACGCCGAATCTATCTCATCAAGAGTTGGTAGGATTGGTACTACCGGCTCCAAGCTTGGTAAACTAGCACGGGGTACTGGCGGCCTCCTTAAACGTGTTCCTTGGCTCCAAACTGCCTTTGCCGCAACTAACCTCATCGGTATGAATAAACATAATTCTGGCGAAAAGATTGGTTCTACTGTTGGCCAATTGGCCGGTTCAGTCGGCGCTGGTGCTATCGGTACTGGTGTTGGTGGTCTAGTCGGTGGTGGACTTGGTACTTTCTTTGGCCCGGCAGGGACAGTAGCCGGTGCTAAGATTGGTTCTACCGTTGGTGGACTTGCCGGTAACTTTATCGGTGGTGACAAAGGTGGCGACTGGGGCGGAAAACTAGGTAAAAAAATCCAGAAGTCCATGAAACACTTCAAAATGCCTAAAATGTCCACTATTAAAAAATCAATCGGTGATTGGTTTGGTGGCATTGGTAAGTGGATTAGTAAGCTAAAGCTACCAAGTATTCACTTTGATAAAATGTTCAAAGGCTTTAAAATGCCTAACTTTGGCAAAATGTTTAAGAACTTTAAACTGCCTAAAATTAGTGGAATTGGTAAGTGGTTTAGCGGATTGTTCAAAGGGCTTAAAATGCCTAGTTTAAGTAGTCTTGGCAAATCAATCAGTTCAGCATTTAGTAAGATGTTCTCTGGTCTTGGCAAAACAGGTATCGGAAAATCAATCTCTAAAATGCTGGCCGGTGTCGGTAAAACCATGTCAGGCTGGGCTAAGGGGATTGGTAAGTTCTTTGCTCCAGCAGTTAAGGCAATTCAAACACCTTTTAAGAAAATTGGTAAGTGGTTTAAGACCAGCCCAGTTGGTAAGTCAATTGTAACGATTGGCAAGGATATTGCCGGTGTGGTTAAGGGTATTGGCAAGTTTATTGCCGCCCTAGGAGCAATTGCCGGAAAGTTAGCCGCAATCGGTTTAGTCAAGTTATTTAAGGGAATTGGTAAGGCTCTCGGAAGCATGGGCAAAATCTTCTCTAAGGTCGGCAAGACAATTGGAAGATGGGCCAAGGACGTTCGTAAGACCATTGACAATATGGTCAAACCAATTCAAAAAACGATGGGTAAAATCGGTAAAGGCATTTCTAAGGCATGGAGTGGCGCTTTAAAAACTGTCACAAAATTTGTTAAGGATATGTACCACACCGCCACTAAATGGATTGGAAAATTAGTAAGTCCATTGGCTAAAACTTGGCATTCCATCTCTAAAACTGCTGAAAAATGGTGGAAGAACATATCAGGAACTGTTGGTCGCTGGGTTCATAATCTCTACAAAACTGCTACTAAGTGGGTCGGAAGGCTGTTAAGCCCCGTAGCTAAGGCTTGGCAATCAATTTCCAAAACTGCTGGTAGATGGTGGAAATCTATCTCTAATGCGATTGGTAGTTGGGCTCAAAAAATCTACAAAAATGTGACTAAGTGGTTCAGAAACTTGCTATCACCGGTTGCCAAAGCATGGAAAAATGTATCTAACACCATCGGCGGCTGGATTAAGGGTATTTGGAAAAATATCTCTAAATTCGGTAATAACATGGCAAGTTTCTTTAAGAAGTTGCCGGGTCGGATTTCCGGCGCACTAAAAGGTGCATGGCATGGTATCTGGAACGCAATGGCCGGAATTGTTAACAATGGTGTTATTCACCCTGTTGTTAAAGGTTGGAATGCCGTTGCCGGAGCCATTAACGGTGTCGAAAAGAAAATCGGTGTTGGCAAGAGCTTTAGACTTAGCACAGCTAGTTACGGTTCGGCTAAGCTAAGCACCTACGCTAAAGGTACGCCGGGAGGCCCAGCGTTAGTAAATGACGCCAAGTCACGTTACTGGCGTGAAGCTTATAAGCTACCAGATGGCCGCATGGGTATGTTCCCTAACAAGCGCAATATCATTGTAAACTTGCCAAAAGGTACGGAAATCGCCAAAGGTGAAGACGCTAGAGTAATCCAGCCTTACCTTGAACACAATGGTGGTAAAATCCCAGCATTCGCTTCTGCAACTGGTTGGTTAGATGGTATTGGTAGCGCTATTGGCGGCGCCGTTCATGGCGTTGGTAACTGGTTCTCTGGAGTTAAAACTAAAGCTTCTAAACTTATTGATAACTTAGGTAAGATGATTAAATCACCTGCTAAGTATTTATCAGCTATGATTGCCTCACCATTAAACGCTCTGGCAAAGGGTGGTGGTATCGCCGCTAAAGCTGTTGGTATGACTGGTGATATTGTTATCCACTCCCTTACTAGCTGGTTCAAAAAGATGTTAAAAGCAGGCCAAGATGAACAACTTGTCGGTAACGTCAAGCTCGGTGGTAGCGTTGCTTCACGCGCACGGGCGTTAGCTAAAGCGTTCAAAAAGGCTTATCCAGCTTCAAATAACGGTGGTATTGCCGGTATCTTAGGTAACTGGATTCAAGAATCCAACTTGAACCCTTCCGCCGTCAACGCCAGTGACCACGGTACTGGTTTGGGTCAGTGGACGTTCACTCGTGAAACTGGGCTACGTAACTGGTTAAGAAGACATGGCTACGCATGGAACTCTGCCGCTGGTCAGATTGGCTATGCCTTAAATGAACCCGGCGCAAACGGCATGTTAAAATCCGTATTGAGAATGACAAATCCTACTGCCGCCGCTCAAAGATTCTTTGCAACTTGGGAATCCGGTGGTAACATGGACGCTTCTGGTGGTGCTCGTCTGCGGAACGCCTCTGCTGTATACCGCTACATTAAGGGTATGGAACATGGCGGACTTGTTGACAAAGCTCAAATGATTAACATTGCGGAACACAACAAACCAGAAATGGTTGTGTCTTTGACCAACAAAGACGCCGCAATTCGTCAATTGAAGCAATCAATTAGTTATCTCGAAAGCGGGAACGTTGCTACTACCGTAGATACTCAAAATGTAAAGTCTGCTGATAGCGAAAAGCTCGACCAGATTGCGGTCGCTATCCAGCAAACGAACGCATTATTGCAAGCTATCTTGTCATCAAACAATACGCCAAACGTTGCTTACGTTGCTTCTCAAAGTGTCGTAGACGCTGTTGAAGCACAACGCCTAGCTAAAGCAAGATACAACAACTTGATTAACTAGGTTATACGAGGGGCAACCCTCGTGTACATATTCGCAATAAAAAACACATTTTATAGGGGGTTTGACCATTGGCATTAAAAGAAGATGAATTTAGCTTGGGCGGCCTTAACAGTCGCACAGACTTACATGTTATCATGGGAATGGTGCTCCCACCGATTGCGCCGACAATGTCGGAACTATCAACCGACATTCCGGCAAAATACGGGGTTCATTTCGGTGGTATTGATTATACCACAAAAACAATTAATATTCCAATTACAATTATGGCACCACATAACTCGAAATCATACGTTGAATATGCACAAACTTTGGCTGGACTGTTATTAACAGATGAACCAGACAATGACCAAGAAATTCCGTTGGTCTTTGGCTTCCAACCAGATTTAACTTATTGGGGACATATCACCGCAATTAGCGACCCGCAAGTAACGCAAGAGGGCACTTGGGATTCTACTTCTACGATTACGTTCGTAATGTCTGACCCACGAGCGACTTTACCGCAAGTTGAGGTTGACTTAAAGCCGGGGCTAAATGTTATCACGGTTGACGGTACAGCACAAACAGAGCCAGTCATTCAGATTATCCCTAAGAGGGCACTAAGATACGTGGGCTACACTCTTAATGGTGGTAACTACGGTATCGGCCCAGAAGACCCGATGGAACAAGAACAGGCTGTTCAAGAGTGGGAAAAGGTGTTGGGCGACCCTGTTGAAACAATGGCAATGTGGACGAATGATGCAAGTGCTATTGGTGGTTTGGTTGGGCCTAATGGCGGTGACTATACCGTATTCCAAGGAGAAGCGATGATTAAGAGTGATACTTCCGCCATGACAGTTAAGCGTGACCCCGGTGGTTACAATCAACAATTCGGGACTCATCAATCAGGTTGGTATGGCCCAGCTTTAAGGTATACTGGTTTAACACAATCACTTACTGATTGGCGCTTAAAAGTCGGTATTCATCACGGACGCTATAACAGCACACACGACCAACGTGCTATGGGTGCGGTTCAGTTCCAATGGACTGATACTAACGGTAAGACAATCGGTAACTTCTGTATCGTTGACCCCGGAGGTGGCGGTCGGCCGCGGTGCCGGTTACAAATTTGTCAGCCGGGTTCAACGTTCGCTCCTCACGATGGAAAACATCGTGATTTATTAACCACAACTGGGCCTAGCGGAGCTTTTACAAATAAGAGAGATATGGCAATTAAGATTAAAACTGGTACTAAGACGGTTAGGAAAACAATCAGAACTCGTTCAAGAAATGGTAAGGTAACAAAGAAAACTATCAACCAAAAGGTAGACACTTATGTTACTGTGTGGAACCGTCAAGAAACTGGTGCTTTGACTGACGGCTGGATTAAAATGGATTTACAACATGTCGGTAATACATGGAGCTGGTCAGTTGTCCAATATAACCTTGACAACGGACAACCATATACCAACCCTAACAAATATTTGATTGCTCATTCACAACAACCAATTAATACTGGCGATAAGTACCAAACAGCATTGGGTGGTTTTGGGGTCATGTTCTTAAAGCACTCTATCACCGAGGACGATAAAAACATTAAGTATCGGGCGCCTTATTTATCCTTGACTAGCATTGACTTATGGAAGCACAATGACGTACCAAGCTCATCAACACCAACATATGTCGCTAGTGCTGGTTCTGAAATTGTCATGGATTCAGAAGCGCAACGGACAACAATTGGTGGTAGAATCGCTTATCCAGTTTGGTCTACCAGCTATCCTAAATTAAAGCCGGGTGTTAACTCACTTAACATGGTTGGTGACTTGGAAGATTCCAAGATGGTATTAAAATATCTACCACGAAAACTTTAATTTCACGAGGGGAAACCCTCGGTACATAAAATAACGATTTGGAGGTAATGGAATGTCATTAGGTAATCAATATCTCATTTTGGATTCACATTTTAACAATGTCGGCCTATTGACTGTTGATGGAGCTACAAAATTTACTAACGACTCCATTACTATGCAGTTGGCGGATTCAGACCAACAAAATACACAATATGATGATGACGTTAGTGTTGGTACGCAAGATAGTTTTGATGGCAAGACCAACCTTAACGCACAATCAAAGAAATATGACCACAGCGGTACTATTACGGTTCCACAAGGACAACCAGACAGTGATAAAGTAGTATCTGGTAACTATTTAGCATATCATGACGACTACCTTAACCGCTGGTACGTTATGTACATTTATTCAACATCGGAAGAATCAACCGCAACAACTTCTGTAAACACAGTTGCGTATGTATGCAATATGATGTTAAGAGATTTGGCTTTTACAGTTCCATTAAAAGCAACAGTCACAAAGCAGAATGTACAACAAGTTTTTAGTAAGGTCTTTCAAAATTCTGGTTGGCAAGTAAAGTATAATACAAATAGCGTGTCCTTAGTAGATTCAGATTCTTTTGACGGTAAAACAAAAGGTACTGTTCTACTACAAAATGCACTACAAATGTTTGACGTTGAAATTGACGCTTATGTTGAAATCAACACACAAGGTAAAATCGTAGAAAAAGTAGTAGAAGTAGCAGACGAATTGTCTTCTGGTATTGTTTACCAAGAGGCCGTATTTGGCACAAACATTACAAACATTAAACGTGTTACGGTTTCAGCTCCTATTACTAAACTATACGCTTATGGTTCAAACGGTTCAACAATGGCTCCTAACAACAATGGAGCTACCTATATTGTTGATGATGACGCTAATGAAAAATATAATTATGAGGGGTCATTAGAGGGCAAATACCTAGAGGGTGTTATTTCTGCGAACCAGATTAATGATAACGCTGGGTTAAAGTCTTGGGCTAAACAGATGTTGAAACTATTCAACCACCCTAGAACTTATTACGAAGTCAATGTTGTCCCCGGATTTTTACCGCCATTAGGTGCTACGATTCGTTTTAAAGACGAACACATTACACCAGCGTTAAACGCCACTGGACGAGTTATTCAAAGAACAATCAGCTTCTCATCGCCATATTCAAGTTCCATTGCCTTTGGTGAGTTCGTAACCGTTCCAGTAGCTACCCCAGCATGGTTGACTAATTATCAATCAGCATTATCGGACGCTGTTGCTAAGGCTATCAATGACGCTACGGCTATTACCCCAGTATTGTCACACCCAGATGGCCTTGACTTTGCACAGGGCGAAACTTCAAAACGTCTATTATTAAGTGCATTTGTCGGAAAGCAAAACATCAGCACATATGTTGACAAAAAAGGTTTTGCATGGCGACACATTAACACAGACGGTTCAATCGACCCGAACTGGGAAGCAACTGGTAATCTAGTTAGTGTGACACCATCTTTGATGGGTAACATTAGAGCGTATATTGATGGTGACTATATCTCGGACGAACCAGAGTTAACGGTTGACCCGAATGGTTACAAGAAGATTGGGGAGTTTGACCCGTATGATAGTGACGTTCACCGTATTGCACAACACCTCGAACAGTTGGACGATGGTACTTGGTACGTGTCAGCCGCAACTTCCGGTGATGATTGCAATTATATGCACCGTGATAAAGACTTTAAGCTCATTGATAAAATGGTTTTAAAAGGTGGCGGACACGGCACTTCGTTTGGCGTCATGTATCAAAATGGTGAACCGTGGATTATTACTAACCAAAGAAACAGTCAAGGTAACTGGGATATTGTTAGATTCCAATTTAAAGCTGGCAAGACGCTAGACATTAACGACACAGAACACTTATTAACTCCCGGTGGCTATCCTCGTGTTAGTTTTGACCGAGCTCATAATATGATGGGTTACAGTAGTGGTGGTTACAAGTTCTTTATATTGGACGTAGGCGACCTATTATCCGGCGTTAAAACAGTTCTGTATTCAATCGACATGCTTGATTATGATTTTAACGGTGACTCCGATATTTTTCAGGGACAAGCATTAGATTTTCCATACGTTTATTGGAGCGTTGGTAACCAATATCTAGCCAAAACATGTTCTTTCTACTGTGTAAACATTTTACACCGTGGCGAAGTTATTCACCCGTATTACGACCCGTTAATCGGTCTAGGATTGCCAACTGACAAAATAATTGAACCAGAAAGTCTATCATTCGCAACAATTAACGGTAAAAGAACTTTAGTTCATTCATTTAGCGTCACTCCATCAAACAGTCAGCCACCGAAGCGACAAATGCAATATGTTACGGACATTATTTACCGGCCAGAAATGCCAGTTATCAGTGGTGGCGGTGATGGTGATGATGGCACAGATAACGACTAAGGAGGTTTTTAAATGTCACGAAGCGCATTCGTTGAAGTTAATATCACCAACCCTACTAGACTAGCGCAAGATTCACAGGATACTGCCGACAAGGCGGTTAGGGGCGTTGAAAACTTAAATGACCCTAATATGATGAACGTCATTGAAAAACAAAACAATATCGTACAATTCGCCGGTTTAACATCTCAATATAACGTTCTCGTTCAGAACGCTAAAGATGAGGGAATTGATATAACCGCCGTAACTACGGCATATAACAATTTAAACATATTTATGGCCGATATTCTGGCAGACCCTGACCATGCTAGTGATATTGACCGTGCAAGATACAAAAAGTATCAAGACGCTTACAATGAAGAATTAGCAAAGCTTCAAAACGCTTTACAAAATAACACAAACGATAAATTCACCAGTGCCGCGAGTGCCATAAGTCAAGCGGCCTCAACAGCTAATGTTGCTAAATCAGCCGCAGATAGTGCCTACACTTATGCCAATTCAGAGATAGCTGTACAATCAACAGCTACTGCTAAGGCTCAAAGTGCCGCTGACGGCGCATTTAGCCAAGCCCAAGTGATTGGTAGTCAAGCCGATTCAGCAATAGCCGCGCAGTCCACAGCTACCGCTAAAGCTCAAAGTGCGGCCGATAGCGCTCTTGCTAAGGCCGAAGAGGTTGACGGCAAGACTAGCGCTGAAATCGCTAAACAATCTGCGGCCACTGCTAAAGCACAGGAAGCGGCTACCAGTGCTCTTGATAAAGCACAATCAGCCGCTGATTACACCGATGAACAGATTGCTTCACAGGCAAGTGCTGTGTCAGAAGTTTCTAAAACTGCCGCCGAAGCTTCATCAAAAGCCAACAGTGCTCTTGACACGGCTAACGGTGCTAACGCTGAAATTGTGAAGTTAAGGGGCGGCTCAACCGTAACCATTGCACAACTAGAAGATGGTTTGGGCACAAAGGTTTCTAATGACACGTTCGATTCATATCAAACACAAACCGCCAGTCAGTTTGCTCAAACGGTTAAGGAAGCCGACTTTAAAACTTACCAAACTCAAACCAGCGAGTTAATTGAATCCAAGGTTGACAACGGAACCTATCAAACTGATAAAACACAAACTGCCGAAGCTATTGCTTCTAAGGTTTCCTCTGGTGAGTTTGAAACTTATCAAGCCCAAACTGATAAGGCACTTTCAAGCAAAGTTTCGAGTTCCGATTACAAATCTGACAGAGAACAAACCGCCAGTCAAATTGCAGACAAAGTAAGCAATGGCGAGTTCTCAACATATAAAACACAAACTGACGAGTTAATTGGAAGCAAGGTCGATAATGGCGATTTTAAGACCTATCAGACACAAACTGCCGAATTAATTAACTCAAAGGTTGATAATGGCACCTATCAGTCAGATAAGACACAGACAGCAAACCAAATTGCCTCAAAAGTATCTTCTGCCGACTTTAATTCATATAAGTCACAAACTGATAAAGCAATTATTAGTAAGGTTGAATCTAAGGATTTTCAAACATTGCAAACACAGGTGAATAATAGCACAGTTGGAACCAACCTGTTTTCGCAATCAACGGCTACATCTGGGTATATAGATAGTGGAACTGGAAATGTTGACCCAGCTTCTTCTTTCCAGAATGAAATAGCGTCTGATTATATTCCGGTGAGTGCTAGTTCTGCCTACACTTTTCAAATGTGGGGCACTACTCCGAAAGGAAACTACTACTGGTATGGCATTGGACAATACGACTCTGACAAAAAATTTATTTCACGGCCTTCTGGAGCTGGGGCTACGCAATCTGCGGATACAACAGAACATGTATCTAAAACTTTAACCACCACTTCTGCCACGGCATATGTTAGAGTATCTTTTAGAAAATATAATGATTTTAAAGCTAAGTTTGAAAAAGGTAGTGTAGCTACTGATTATTCGGTCAACCCCGAAGACCAAGCTACTAACTCTCAAATCACACAGTTGAGTGGTCAGATAGACCAAAAAGTAAGTAGCGGCGACTTTAATTCTTACAAAACTCAAACCGATGAGTTAATCGGACAGAAAGTTGATAATGGTGCTTTTAAGACTTACCAAAATCAAACCGCAGAATTGATTGCGTCTAAAGTCGATAATGGAACTTATCAATCCGATAAAACACAGACGGCTAACGCTATCGCTTCTAAAGTGTCCTCCGATGACTTCAAGACTTATCAAACGCAGACTGATAAATTGATTGATTCTAAGGTCGATAATGGCACTTATCAATCAGATAAGACGCAAACCGCTAACCAAATTGCAGATAAGGTAAGCAATGGCGCCTTTAATACCTATAAGACACAGACGGATAAATTAATTGCCGAAAAAGTAAGTAACGGCGATTTTTCAACTTACAAATCACAAACGGCTGATTTAATTTCTCAAAAGGTAGCTACCAAAGACTTTGAGGCTTATCAAACTACAACTGCTCAACAGATTGCCTCGAAAGTTACATCTACGGACTTTAATTCATATAAATCGCAAACTGATAACGCGATTTTAAGCAAGGTTTCTAAGAAAGACGCTAACAATGTTAATTTAATACCTTACTCTAGTAATTTTTCAGATTCATTAGAAGGTTGGCAGTTAATGGCGTGGGGCGCAACTGATAAGCAACTATTAGCAGTGACCCATAACTTCTATCAAAATGGAACTGGAAAGCTATTACAACTCTATACAGCACAAAATGCAACTTCTGCCGCTGGTTCATTGCGCTTTTCAGTATTACCAAACACTAAATATACGTTCCAATTTAAAGCATTTGCCTCGTCTAACGTTGTTGGAGCTAATGTATATTTCTTATCACGTGCTTATGGTTCTACTAAAGACTACGACACCGTTCACGGACTATTCACGAGTTTAGTGACTTCTCCATCGCACATTGACCAGTACACAGTTACATTTACAACTGGGGCCAATGATAATGAAGGTTATATCAGGGTCGATAATATAGGTTCTAATAACGGAGCTTCTTCTGGTTTGTTCTTTACTGAACTAAAGATGGAACCCGGTGACACTGCGACACCTTATGTATATGGTGGTCAAGATTCAATGATTTCTCAGATGTCTGATAATATTAATCTTAGAGTTACTAAAGATGGTTTGCTTGACCAGATTAATCTTCAAGCTGGTAAAACTTTGATTTCATCTAGTGGTCAACTGACATTGTCTGCCAATAGCGTTTTCCTTGATAGTGCTAACCCCGTTATTATGAAAAGTGCTAATATCGACACGCTCCTTGTTGGCAAAAAATTGACAGCGGCTGATATTGCGGCTAACACTTTCACGACCAACAATGGAACTTTTACGGTAAGCCAAAATGGTGCGATAACGGCTAAGGATATGACGCTTAACGGCGGTAAATTGTATTCGCCAACAATAAATGCCGGTACAATTACCGGCGTAACCATCAACGGTGCAACTTTCCACGGTGGGGACGTTATCAATAACCAACACAACACTTCTCATTTTTATCCAATGACCATTGAGTCTAACGGAACATACAAGACAACGTTCTACGACCAGATGGTTGGGTTACAATCAATCATCGAATCTGGGGGGTTGCAACACAAGTTCCGCTCAATGGTAGCCGGTAGTGACGGACACTTCACCGCTTATAATTCGGCATTGGACGGTCAAGGATTCCACTCACAGTCTGGATATACAACATCTAAGGATTCAGACTTCAATAAGCCGCAAACAATCACGGGTTATGTTGATGTGACGCCAGCCACAGGAATCTATCTATATGGGCCAACACAACAAATAAACTTCGCTGGTAAATCCGGTAATATTGGTAGCAACGGAATGACTATGGACGCGTATGGTAACATACGTGGACAATCTGATTCTGCTTGGTGGCGGATTGGTGACGTTAACGGCAATCAGATTATTAACTTTGGTATTGACAAGGCTGGTTCAAACTACACTGAATTTAAACGTAATATACAGGTTGGTAATATTGGTATTAACACCGCTCATTCTATTACTATGCAAGATGGTAAGGGACTTTATATCAACTCAGGTAAAGGTGGAAGAGCTGACTTAAATGTAGCTAGTCTAAACTATCAGGGGTCTGTATCTAAATCGCTGTTATCTGAGAAGAAGGGCGTTAAAAAGACTGATACAGCTTATTGGGCGCAGTTAGTTAACTCAATCGACCTAGCAACCTACCAGTATAAAGATGATGATAATACCAGCAACCTTAGACTATCAGGGATTGTTGATGATGTTAACGAGGACAAGCAATGGAATCTACCAGACATCTTTGTTGCACGTGATGAAGATGGAAAGCTATCCGGTATTGAGAATATCGTACTTCAAAATGCTATGTTAGCAACTATACAAGAACAACAAAAGGAAATTGATAAGCTAAACGGACATTTATTAGAATTGGAGGCAAAATTAAATGGATAACATTTTGATTACGAACTATAAACCAGATTATACGAACAATATCATGACCATTAGTATTCAGATTAATAGTCTAGCAATCAGTTCACAAGTAAGCATTGCCATGGACGAGTTTAATACTGCTATTGTGGGTGGTGTTGATAATGTTAAACTAAAAGTGTTGAACACATTAATTGACAGTTTAACAGCATTAAGACCGACCGATGAAGCAAAATAGGAGGGTTTAAATTATGAAATTTGAATTACAAAATCAATTCGTTGCACCATCAATTGAATTTTTAAAACGGTTGCCACTTGCTGGTTATCAATCAATCGCTCGAACACGACTGATTAAAATGTTGGCCGACAAAAACGAGGAAATTGCCGGTCTTCAAGCCGACATGATTAAGGAATACGCTTCAAAAGATGACAATGGCGAATTGATTGTCAAAAACGACCAATATCAATTTACCCCGGAAAACGGGGAAGCCTTCAAAAATGCTTATTTTGAACTGATGATGGAAAACGGCGAAATTGAAAAGGCCACTTATTCACACCATAAAGAAGACTGTCAAGACTTTTTGTTACATGCCGACATTAACGTGTCTGGTGATGAAGCAATGTGTTATGACGCGTTATGTGAAGCGTTAGACGTTGACTTTGACAAGCGGTAGAAAGGAATGATTTAGTTTGGCAAAAACATTAGAATTTACTGACACTTCCGCTCAAACCGTAAAAATTGGCGACACGACTACCAGTTTTGTGATGGTATTGGGTGAAGATAGCAATCCTGTTGACCTCACTAACGCAAAGAGCATTGTTGCCAAGCTAGGTAACAGCACGGGCTACCTAAAATCGCAAACAATTACATCTGATAATATTCAAGACCCATTGTCTGGTAAAGTAGTCATTAAGTTTGACTCTGATTTTATGAGTGGGCTTCCAGCAGGTTCTTACTTGTTAGAGGTTTGGGTAACTTATGATAGTGGGGTCGCTATCTACCCTAGTGGTGCTTTAACAGGGTTCACAATCAATAATAACATTCAGAGCGCTAATGGTAGCACGATTACTACGATTTCTTTTGATGATTTTGTTAATAAATTTAATACTATTGTTGCCAATACTGTTAAAATCGTTACCCAAGAACAGTATGATTCATTAACCGACAAAACTGGTTTATACGTGATTCAGGGGTGATTTAAATGGCAGATATAACACATGGTGCATGGATTAAAGATGGCAAGGCAGTTGACAAGGTTTTCAGCAATGGCAAGCAAGTTTACGGGCGAAATCTGATTAGTGGTTCATATGATTTTTCATTTGGTGGCATTACTAATAACTCGGGCGGTACAATCCAGAAAGTCACAATGGACAGTGGTGAAGTAGCGCTACATGTCATTGGCACTAGCAATAGTTCAGGATTTTATAGGTGGTTTAATTTTCCAACAACCGGAAAGTATGTTATCTCGGCCGAGGTTAAAGGAACCGGTATAGTTAGCAGACTAGGCTGGGAAAATTGGGAAGACCCCGAACAGATGGCCAGCATGACTCCAACTAATGATTGGCAACGGGTTTCAAGAACGACTTCATTTAATAGCAAAGGATATGCTTTTGATTTTTATGGAACAATGGACGTATATGTTAGGTTCTTGAAATTAGAGAAAGGAACCACTGCAACGCCATACTCACTGGCACCAGAAGACATATTAAAATAGGAGGTAGACAATTGAATAAGCACAAGTTAAAGGCACTCATCTTAATTTAGAATAAAATTTGAATTTTATTTTTAAAACTATCAATAAACAAAAACACAAAAACACAAAAGGGGACGACAAAATGAAAAAACAACTAAAGCATTTGTTATGTGGTACTGCTTTGGCATTATCGTTAGGATTATCTGCCTCTGCTGTCAGTCCACAAAACGCTAGTGCCGCTAACACCAGTCACGGCGCTGTTGTTAAAAAGGTCATTGATATTTCAGAATGGCAAGGCTATGTAAGCTACCAAAAAGCCTTAGCCTTGAAGTCTGAAACGTCATTTGTGATTGTGCGTGTTCAGTATGGCTCTAATTATAAAGATGTTCAATACCAGAACACAATCGCTAACCTAGAAAAGGCTGGGACGCCATATGGCGTTTATTCATACTCACGGTATGTGAACGCTTCTGACGCCAAGCAAGAAGCCCGTGACCTTTATAACCGTGCTAAGCACGCCAAATTCTTTGTTAATGACGCCGAAGAATATACTACTACCAGTGGTTCCTATGCCAGTGCCGTTAAGTCTTGGGGCGCAGAAATGCAACGTTTAACGAGTCGTCCAGTTATCCTGTATTCTGGTAGCTACTTCTACAACAGCTATATTAGAAGCATGGCCAACTATGACGCTTTCTGGGAAGCCAATTATAGTAACCGCTACCTCAACGGCAACACTTCCATGTGGCAGTACACGGATTCTGGTTACTCAACCAGTCTTGGACGAGGCGTAGATACCAGCAAGGTCATCACAGCTAAGCACCCTGTTAAATGGTGGATTGGTTCTGGTTCCGCGAGTCAACAAAACGTAAAGAAATATTACGTTGGTGGATTTAAGGTTGGCGATAAGGTCAAGATTAAGTCCAGTGGAGCTAAATGGAACGTTGGCGATTCTAAGGTTTCAGTTGCTAGTTCTGCTTTAAAGAAGACCTACACCGTTGGTCAAATCAAGCAAGTAACGCAAGGTAAATCTAACCAAATGGTATTATTAAAGAACGGCAAAACCGTCATTGGCTGGACGTTAGCTGAATACGTTGCAAAACAAAATGTTAGCTCACACGCTAAACCAGCTAACAGCCACAAGGCTACTAGCCAAACCTACAACCAAAATGGTACGTTCTATCCTAACACGACTTTAAACGTCCGTACAGGTGCCGGTACTAACTACGCTAAGGTAGCGACCTATTACAAGGGTGAAAGTGTTAAGTACAATCAAGTGATTATCAAGTCTGATTATGTCTGGGCGAGATATTCACGTTCTAACGGCCGTTATGGTTATATCGCATTAGGCGTAAACGGTGGTCAAAGCTACGGCAAGCGTGTTGTTGGTGCTTCTCATACCTATTACACAGTTAAGTCTGGTGATAGCCTATGGAAGATTGCCAACAACCACGGAACTACTATCAGCAACATCACTAGCCTAAACGGAATTTCAATGTATAGCACGATTTATCCCGGCCAAAGACTGATTATCAAATAATGGAGGAGGAACACTATGCTGTTAGGTAACATTATTGCTACGGTTCCTCCACATGTTATCCTCGGATATAATTTAAACGAGTGGGTGGAATTAATTGCCATCATAAGCGCTTTTGTATCATTAATATCTTGGTTGTTTAAACGAGTCATCGTTGACCCGTTGATGGATAAAATCAGCGACTTAGGTGAAACAATTAACCGATTATCGGCGTCACAACAAGAAAGTTCTACAATGTTTACAAACGCGTTGAAAGAACACTCAGAAGAGATTGGTGAAATCAAAGTCACAATCGCAAGACATGATGAAGAGTTACGGTCACTATGGAAGGGGCAAAACAAAAAATGAAAACTGCATTTAACAACTTTATTTCACAGTTCGTAAAAACGTATGAAGCTAACAAGGACAAGCCTAGCTACTGGTTACAAGTCATTGGTTCTATCTTTATCATTGGCTTAGCTGTTGGTTCGGCATTCTTTGGATTGAAAATTGACAATAGTGAAGTATTGATGGTATTCACCATTGTTGGTTCTGTGCTTACATTTGTCGGTACTGTCACGGATAACTCTATCCTTGAACATGTCGGTAACGATATTAAGAGCAACTCTGATAGCCTAACAAAGAGCGAACAAGACCTGTTGAATAAATTGGTTGAGGCTCAAAAAACGCTAGAAGAAGCAAAGAAGCACGTTAACGAATCACAACCGGCTGATAAGTTACCAGAGAGCGCTAGTTCGAGCGCTCCTGTAACCTCACAAGCAAGTGCTAGTTCGGAAGCACCCGTTGCTTCACAAGCACCTATCGACAAGAATTAGTTAACAACCCACACATTGTGTGGGGTACATATCAAAAACAATAAAAAGGAATGGTGAGAAACAATGGAACTGTTTAATCAAGAAATTTGGGACACGAAAGTGAAAGACGAAGACAAAGAAGCCCTAGAAGATTACTTATTGGAATTGGAAGCTAACGGTCGTGCTGTTAAGACCCGTTACCAATACAAAGCTGATATTCGTGGATTTTTGTGCTATTCAAATCAGAAATATCCTAAGAAGACCGTAACGCAATTAAAGCGTAAAGACTTCCGTAATTTCTTTTTATTAATGCAACGTGACGGAACCAGCCATGCGCGTATCAATCGCTTTCAAAGTAGTCTTAGAAACTTTTTGGAATATCTGACAATCAGCGAAGACTACGATTACGAAGTAAACCAAATGCACGCCATTAAGGGTCTTATCAAAGAACCTGTTAAAACACACACCTATTTAACAGATGGCGAAGTTAACATGTTGCTAGATTATTTAATTCGCCGTAAGAAATACGAAAAGGCTTTATTTGTCAGCCTTGCTTATGAGTCATGTGGTCGGCGAAATGAAATTCTACAAGTTAAAAAGGATAAATTCGTAGAATCAAATCAAACAAACACCGTTATTGGTAAGCGTGCAAAACGCTTTAAATTAATCTACTTCAAGCGCACTCAACAAATCGCTGACCTTTATTTAAAGCAACGGGGCGATGATGACATTGATAGTTTATGGATTTCAGACTACGGTGACGAACGCCACGCAATTAACTACTCCGTATTCTATGAATGGTGCAACCAATTCGGTCGTATTTTAACAAAACTCACCGGCCATGAAGTTACTGTTCACCCTCACGATTTCAGACGTACTGGTCTTGAAAACTACTCTACTGGTGTTCATCACGTATTAAAGGAAGCAGATAAGGACGCATTACCTTTGGAAGTGCTGAAACTGGTTGCTCATCATTCAAGTTCTGAAACCACGCAAGGTTATCTACAAGACCATGATGATGACAAATTGAGTGACGCATTCGGAATTGAAATTTAATAAAGGGGTTTTAAATTATGAATACAGTAGAAGTACAAGATGGCGAAGCAACTTTAACACGGGCAGTCCTATTCGATTGCCGAGCGAAAGGTATGTCAGCATTCCTCGCGAAGCGTGACTTGGACGACTACCTTGAATTACTATACTATAAAGCCAACAAAGATGACAATAAGATTAATAAGCGAAAATACAACGCAATGGTTAAAAAGATGGATATTACTGAATATGATTATTATGGCGTAAAAATCGGTTATCTAGTAAAATAATCAAACAAAAAGGGCACCCGAAATTGGGTGTCCTTTTTTATTTGTCGAAAACCAATCTTACTTTACTGCCATATCCGTTAATCAACATTGCCGTTGTGCTAAGGTTATGGTCGCGTCTTAATCTAAACGAATCTTGCTGACGATAGCCGGTTACTACCAACTTATTACCTCTTTCCAGCCAACTGTCTGAAACACAATGACGATTCTTACCTTGGCCGACCATTTCTTTTTTACCAAGTTTTGCGTACAATTGACGTCCTAAGGACACAATTGCTAACCCATCTGGTGTTAATAGGCTAACCGTTGATTTAATATTATTCTTTGCTACAATAGTTCCTGCAATAATATGGTTTTCATAGATTGAGAACTTGCGTCCGTTCCGGCTAGTCACTTCTTTAATGACTTTTGGTTCTGGTTCTAAATCGTTAAACGCCTGATAATTGAGCATTGTTCCAAGCGTTGACACTTCAAGTTCATGCTTTTCAGGGTAGAAGTTTAACGCCTCAAAAGCCCAGTGTTCTGGATTCCCTTTGCATTCCTTAGTCCATAATTCAGCACAACGTTTTTTCCGCTCAATTTCAACCGCCTCTGGAGTTTTCAGCCACTCTTTTAATGGTTTTGCAAACACATTAAACCATTTGTTATAACGCTTTGTATCAATGACAAGACGCTCATCATCAATGCTCCATAAGCTATCCTCTGGGGTCTTCTTTAATCCGCTCTCGTATTCTACGATTAAAGGTTCAACGGTATTGAGGAACCAGCGACCAATCGGACTATCAAGTTTAACGTCATTGTCCTTGACATGCTTTTTCATTAGATAAGCATTCTTTTGTAGCTCATATTCATCTGGAATCTTATCTTTAATCTTTTTAATCTGAACCGTGGTTAGTTTTGCTTTTGGTTCTGTTACTTTGGAAATATAATCAATCATGAGCTTTCTGCGGTCACTTTCAAAGCAATTGAACGCCCCGGATTTAATTAAGAGAATCATCTTCTTAATTGAGAAGACTTCTTTATTCTTTTCCATGAAATCATCTAATGAACTATAAGGGCGATTGTTCATAATACTTTCAATTTCATTAGTACCGATACCAGAAATGGCATTCAGTCCCAGCAGAATATTTTTAGACTGTTCGGTAATCTTAGGGACGAACCCTACTTCGCTACGGTTAATATCTGGATAGGTCACTAATCCTTTTGGAAGTTGACCAATCGCTGTTGCGAGTTTATTGTAGTCTGGATTTGCCATTTCATCACCATACGTCTTGGCATTGACCGATAATACAGCGGTTTGCCAATAAATTGGGTCGAATCGGTAGCAGATATTCATTTCAACCATCAAAATCAACGTATATGGCAATGAGTGGCTGACGCTAAACGCGTACCCCGATTGAATAGCAATTTGTTCGTCCCAGACGTATTTTGCAAACTCATCTCTAAGACCGTGTTCCTTAGCTTTTTTCAAAAAGAATACGTGTTGTTCCTCTTGCTTCTTTTTGTCCTTTTTAGCAATTGACTTTCGCAACTTGTTTGCCTCTTGTAATGAGTAGTCAGCAATCTTTAACACCATTTGCATTAAGCGTTCCTGTGAGTTGTTGACCCCTTTATAATCATCAAGCAGTTCGTGCATTAATTGCTTTTCGTTGTCATTAAGTCCAGCATTGTTCATGTCCCTATCCCAGTCGCCGGGGTTGTTCTGATAGCGAATAAAACGGTCAAGCGCTAGTTCATCGCTGTCACCACCAGTCAGTCGCATAAGACCATTGGCAGATACCAAAGCCATATAATCACGAGCGTTTAGCTTACGCAACGTCTTATAACCAACTGACGAACTAAATTCAAAAGCGTCAATGACCTTCCCGTCAAACAGCATTTTGTACATTTCATGATTAGTCATGTCCAGTGCTTCTGGGCCAAAATATTTCATGTAGATTTCACGCAACGTGCCTTGTTCATCAACTAGACCATCTTTAATCAGCATATCAATTGCACAATGAACTTTATCCAGAGCTGATAATGACAAGAAATCGAACTTAATCATGCCGGCATATTCAGAGTCGTCAGCGTCAAATTGAGTAACGGCAATTCCGTTTGGTGTGAACATTGCGGCATTATGTTCTGTATAGCCATTGTTAGCAACCAACACACCAGAAGCATGTTCGCTACGGCCGACAACCAATCCGAACAAACCAAGAATCGTTTCTTTCATATTAGGGTACTTGTTCACTTCTGACAACAGTTTATTAGATGGTTTTCTGTCTTTTTTATCGTTACCAAGCAAGGCGTCAGTAATCGGCCACTCGTCATGTCCGTCTGCCGGTAGCAAGGAAACAATATAATTAACTTCGTTATTATCAATCCCTAAGCCACGGCCAGCATACTTAATGGCCGCACGTGTGCCAATTGTCGTGAAAGTTGCAAAGTTGAGAACCTTATCTTTTCCATATACTTCTTTAACTTTGTTAATAATCTTTTCACGCTTCGAGGCTTCTGTATCTGTATCAATCACTCTCATGTTGCCATGAGGGTAGACCATATCTTCATCTGACTATTCGTCAGAGCCTAGCGCTTCCACACATAGCCCGCAAGCTAAGGTGTACTCTACTCACTTCCACATCATTGATGTGTGTTTTCGATGGTCGTTTCACATTTATTAATGTCGTGTGTATGTTTTGTAGCTCCAATTATCTAATACTTTATACTCTTTTTTAATGTGATGGCTACGATTGATTGACGTAATATCCTTTAGTTCTCCATGAATTATATTATCAGATACCCATTTAGACATTTCTTTTAATAGCTCAAATTTCTTTTCAAATCCATTTGGGCCATAAAGAACACATGGAGAAGCTTTAGGATTGTGAGTGCCAGAAAACTCGCCCTGTTTTTTAGCTCTTTCTCTAGCTTTTTCTCTCTTTTCATCGTCCCATCTGTTTCCGTAGTTTGGATTACGCTTACCATCATAACGATTTTTCATCTTTTCAGACATGAGCTTGCGTTGTTTTTCATTCCAATGGTTATTATAATTTGGATTATTTTTACCATTAAATATAAGCTCTTTTGTTTTTAAGAACCCGTTTTGATAATATTTGTTTTGGTATACCCACTCTGCTGTAAAAAGATTTTCGTTATAGTTAGCAGACTCGTATAGCCAAACTACATCGACATTTTCAACACCAATTTTTTCAACATACTTTTTATACTCATCATTTCTCTGGGTTTTAAAATCATATGCTCTGTTATTGTTGACCCTTTGTTGACCAACATAGAACACACGCCCATTGATTTTATTCACATGTGCATATATCCCTCTCATATCTTACCTCCTATAAGACGATATACACACGACATTAAATTTAGCACAGCGATTGCCCTTTAAGGGTTTCCCTGTTAGCAAGAATATTAACTGGTCATTTCCTACCAGATACATTTTAAGCTATTCTCACACCGATTGTTAATCGTTCACTAGGAATTATTTCGAGGTGTCACCACCAAGCCAGACGTTGATTAAAGTTCATCTGGATAGTTAGAAGCAGTATTTTCAGTAACCCGTTCTGCTGAAAGGAAACGGTAGTGCGGCAAGTCGTACTTCAAAGCGTCAACTTGTGTCAATCCAATCAAATAGTTTAACAACCAGCACGATGAACTACCACGGCCGGGGCCAACTAAGCTTTGGCTCCACATAATATCAACAAAGTCATGCTGTGCAATAAAGTAAGAGCTCATTGGTTGGCCGATATTTTCAGTGATTTTGACAAGTTCTCCAACTTCCAAATCAAGGCGCTTTAGATAATCATTTTTATCCAGTAGCCCGTGTTTTTTAAGACCACCGAGAGCTAACTTCATCAAATAGCCATCAGTTTCGTGTTCACTTTCAACCATAACCTTAATGTTTGGTAAATCTTCACCGTGGTAGAAGTCTTCGTAAGTTGGCTTATCAAACTCTGGAATACGTCCTTTTGGAACAATTGGCGTATGTTCCAATGAATAATCTTGAACACGGTCAATAATCGAATGTAGTGCGGTGAACGCTTTTGTCAATGTATCATCATCAAAGAACTCAAATAGTTCCTCTACACTGAACAAATGCGCTGTATCGTATACTGATAAATCTCGGTCTTGATTACGTGAGCGCAATAAAGCACTGTGTACTGGACGTTGAGCTTCATTCAAGTAATGAGAATCGGTTGTAATAATAAACGGAACGCCTAGTGATTCACTAATCCGTTTCAACCAGTTGTTGACGACAATCTGTTCTTTGTGATGGCTAGGCATGAGTTCAAGAAAGAAGTTATCTTTACCGAACACTTTAATCGACCAGTTAATCATGCCTTTTACCTTGTCGAGATGAATTTTGTCATTATCATCTTCGTAAGCGAGAAGTTCCTGTGCTACATATCCTCCAAGACAAGCTGTGCTGGCAATGACATGGCCTTTGTAATCACCGCTTTTCATAAGTGCTTCGATTTCGCCGTAGAAGCTTGGAACACGTTCCATACCGTGATATACGTGGTAATGTGACCACGCCAATGAGCTTTGCTTCTGCAAGAACTCGTGGCCTTTCTTATCTAAGGCATTCAGCAGGAAATGGTTGAACTTAAAAGGTTCGCCAGCTTCCTCTGCCTTTTCCATATCGCCTTTTTTGACCAAGTAGATTTCGTTACCGAGAACAAGTTTAACGTCCTTGAACTTATCTTTATTGGCATGGTAATAGCGTTCCGCCTTGATATGGTCACTCAATGCTTCGTGTCCTGTGAACGATACCGCCTTTAATCCAATCTCTTTAGCGTAATCCAACATTTCCTTAACTGTGATTGAACTATCTAACAGGCGTAGGTTACTTGATAAGTCTGTGTGGCCGTGAAGATTCCCGTAACCGTATTTAATTAATTCCTCTTTGTTCATAATAATTCCTCCTTCGATACTATTATAATAGCACATGTTGCTTAATTTTGCAAGCCTAAATAAAAAACAGTCGTAAAAACGACTGTTTGTAATAATTATGATTTTAATTTCTTCATATGTTCATCAATAATGTGGCTGACTTCATCATCATTGAAACCGACAGCTTGTAATACTGCATAAATGGCAAGGACATCTTTTTCAGCGTAAGACTTAACTGGTGTTCCCGTACCCGCAACTGAAAATCCTTGTCCTAAATCAACGGCAATTGCACTAAATTTAGGGCTATTATAGAACGTGGCAAAGCTCTCGCCAGTCGGAGTCTTGTGATTACCGTGGGCGTGGTTCCAGCGGCTACGAGGCTGGTCGCCGTGAAAGACGGCGTAATACCGTTTATAGATGTTATTTGTCGGTGTCTTGTGCTTTAATTGCTTCTTCAATTCGTTCAACTCCCTCATTGAAAATCACTTCGTATTCATCAATATAATCTCTAATGCTTTTGACTTTCTTCTCTTTCTTAGCAATCGCCACTTTAGCATAATACTTTAGCGCATATGCCAAATCCGAGTGGTACGTGCGTTCTTCACGAACTTTTGAACTGCTCTTTGACCTTACTTTGTGTAACAAGATTACTCCGCTTGGCGAATAATCGTTACCAATAATCACCCAAGATGGCGATAGCTTAATTTCTAAAGCCATTATTCATCACCAACTTTCGATTCAGGCCAATCTTCAAAGGCTTCGCCATTTTCATCAATTTCGTAAACCCCGACAATCTCTTTTTCATACATGCCATCTGCAAAGTATTGGTCGTAAAGATTTAATTCACCGCTAGAAGTCTTGTCGAAAATTACTTTTAATTGAGCGTCAATTTCGTTCTCTGCCTCCAACAACTTGTACAACGTAGTCACATGCTTTCCATCTGGCGTATTATAATTTACTTTCGCCAAATAACGTTTCATTTACATTCCTCCATTTCCTTATTATGATTCTATTATATCACCTTTTATCCAAAAGTCAACAATTTTTGAATAAAATCGGGATTTTACTCGTCATTTTTGACCAAATAATCGCTATAATCCAATATACGCCTGTCAGATGGATTCTAAGCGATTTTACTGGGTGCCTAGTATAATAAGCCATGAGATTTTTTAAAATCACTCTAACGAACTCTCACAAGACTATTTTTTCAGAATTACTATTTTAGCGGCTAATTTTTGGTGGCTTCGGGAAATTTCTTTTAAATAGTTTGACTCGACACCACTTTCTATCAAAGAAAATGTCGTAACCGAGTTTAGTAAAGTATTCCTCAATAGCTGTGATTCTATCATCGTCTGTTTTGGTGTGGAATTTTACATAAGCACAATTTTCTCCATCAACCACAGCTTTTTCAATCGCTCTTTTAATCATGTTGGCTTTCCTGTCTTGGCCAATTCTATCAAGATAATATTCAATACGCTTCTGCTTATTCTTTTTAACTAATTCCTGTGCCTCTTTAGCATTCATAAATTCACTCATTATCATCGCCCCAATCAATTTTCAAATGCACTTCTGTAAGATAATGGCCTCGGTCAATAAATTGGCTAGATGGCAAGAGATTGACCTGCGTAGTTATCTCTATTTCCAGTCTATTCTCTCGCAAGTTGGCCGCATACAACTCTTGATTTTTGAGAATATCTTTCAATAACTTTGCTGAACTATCGCTCGGTTCTTGGTCATTATACAACCGCCCTTGAAGCTCCAAACAATAATGACCATTTTTTGCAGAGCTTCGCATAAATTCAACCAGTTTGTCCCAGTAGTCAGGCTTGCCTTTTTCTTCAATTGTTCTTTTGGCCGACCCACGTAATTCTGTAAACAAATCATTTTCCATTTTCCATCATTCCTTTTTTAATTTACAACCTAATTCTACCATAATCGGCTTCAAAATGCAAATAAAAAAGGCGCCTAAGCGCCTTAATTTTTAATATGCTGTTTGTTGCCAAGCTTGGATTCCTTGTGCATGATAGAGCTGAACTGCTTTATCAACCTGTGTACCAACGTTACCGCTACTAATGTGCATGTTTTGGAATAAGCCAAAAGCTCCGCTCCCTTGCGAATTTGAAATATTGACATTGCCACGGGATTCACGATTAATAATCATCGACCATGTTGCTGACGATTCGCCAGTACGTGAACTCATTTCCTGTGCCACTTGATTAATTTCCGCTTGACTCAACTGACCAGAAGTTTTAGACATAACAGAACTCTGATTACTTTGTGGTTGTTGTACTTGTTGTTGTTCCTGTGGTTGTTGCACTTGTGGCTTCTGTACTTGTCGTTGTGCTGATTGAACTGGTTGTGTTTGCTGTTGTTGCACCTGTGTCGCTTTAGGTTGCTCGACCGGCGTTTGTGCCTGCTCCTTAACAGGTGCTTGCGTATAAGTTTGGTAGTTAACTGCCGGTGCGCTGATTTCCAACTTGTCGCCAACATAAATCAAGTTTGGGTTGCTCAATTGGTTCTGTGCAACAATATCATTAACAGTCGTCCCGTGCTGGTAAGCAATTTTACTAACAGTATCTCCAGCTTGGACAGTGTAAGTGTCTGCGTTGGCCACTTGAACTCCGAATGCTAAACCTAGTACCATTGAACTTGCTACCAATGCTTTTTTCATAAATAAAAAACCTCTTTCTTTATTTGATAACCATATTATAACATATAATTGTTTCAAAACCGTTACAGCGGAATTACTTATTCTTTACAAAGTACATTTGCTTGAATTTTAATTAATTCTCGCTTGTTATTCAATTCAGCAGTTAATGCTTTTTCAATTTCACAAATCTTATCTTCTTGCTCTAGGTAATAATCTTTGCGCTTAGTGACATTATGAACATCTTGAAGTTCATCTAATGCTTTAATGATACTATTGATTTTCTTATTTTGTTTACGAAGCATACCATCGAATGCCCCAGTTAGTCCATCAATGACTTCATCAATCACCCCCTTATTTATTAGCTCATCGCCGGCCCGTTTAGAAATCCATACAATATCGTGAAGCGAGTATGTGGTAACTACGCTTCTGTTGTGAACGTCAACCACGACACGAATTTCATCAACGTCTAAGAACCAAATACCGTCTTGATTCGTCTTGCTGAAAATACCGTGGGAAACAATATTAAGCAACCAAGGTTGCATAAGCGACTTGGAAATCCCAAATCTCTGACGTGCTCTTTTCTTAAAATGCTCACTTCTGGAATAAGCCAAGATTTCGTTCCGATTAATCATTATAATTCTCCTTTTTTGTCAGTGCTACTTGAAGCTTGACGAAAATGTCACGCGTCTGTTCGCTTTCATATCTACCAATGAATGACACGTTGTCTGTATCTTCCATTTTCTGCATAATTCTAATCATCTTTTGATTATTTGAGATGATGAAGACTTTCTCATTACTCTTGTCTGCAAAGCTCATGATATAATTAAGGACATCTTTTTCAGTGTTGCTCTTATCGAATCTCCGAAAATAGAAGTTCACCCAGTAATCGCCCGCACAGGCATATGCAACTCTAACACCATCACTTGCTTTATAATAAGTAAGATAAACTTTCACAGCGATAATGCCACCCCCAAACACTTATTGACTTCTTTCATAATATCATCGTCCAAAACACCAATCTTGAAATATAATTGGTCAACATTAATCGTTCTAACTTGCTCACAAAGCGCCGTGTTTGAAACCATTTCACCGTGATTTGGTAATTCAAATTCGACATGAGTTGGTAAATGGTGCTTGTTGCGAGTAGTCAACGGCACAATCGTAATTGCTGGTGAGTATTTGTTTGCCAAGTTATTTGACACAACCAACACGGGGCGGCGTCCTCTCTGTACAGCGTCACGGCTGTTTTGCCGTTCGCCCAAATCTGCGTAGTATACATTTCCTCGTTCAATTCTCTCATTATTTACTAACATCGTAATAATTCCTCCTTGATATTTTGTAATTACATTATACGTCCAGAAACAGTTTTTGTCAAGCTAAAAAATACATTTTTTATACCATGCGTAGTATAAAATGTTCAAACATAGCTAATAATCCTCCGGCTACGCCCCAGCCCAAAATCGCTCCAAGGCTAAACAATAACAAATACCCAGCTAGGAATAGTGGCTCGCCGTCTTCTGTTTCCGATGTCATAATTCCAATGGAAATAATGACAACCAACACGAATGCAACAAACACTCCTAGTAACACTAAATACCATGCTGTGGTAAACGGCTCCATGATTTCACTTCCTATCCAAAATATAGATTTCATTTTCCATCATTTAACCCCTCTCAGCTTTCTGCCACACATCGGGCAATAGTTAATAGTGATATTAACCTGCTTACTTTCGTCACTTGTAAATAGTTTGTTCCCATATACAATTCTCAACTCAACCCCTTTTCTATTCATGAAAGGCATTGTTTGAGTGCAATACGGGCATTTTTTATTTCTATTAAACCAGTTCACTGTTCATAACCACCAAACATTTTCATTTTTATTCCTTCTTTCTATGTAAAAAGCATACCATTTCTGATATGCTTTGTCAAGCTTTATAGTTATCAAATTACAAAATCAATAATTTCATCTGCTAGAGCACGTGCTTCGCTATCTTTAAGTAGCGGTAATGACTCTAAGTTGTCTGACCACCAAGCCTTAACGTTCGAGTTCCAAGTGTAGCCCATCTTAGATAGAACTTCGTCTTGTTTATTATGTCTAATTTCACGGCTACGAGCTAACTTTTCACGGTCTGAATGCTCGGTGTCCGGCATAGCCATACATGCTTCATCTTTATTAACCATATTAATTGCCTCTTTCCTTTTACTTGACCTGACTTTGAATATATAAATTAAGATTATTCATAAAGTCGTCATAAAACTTATTTGGAATTTCATTTGGTTCGTCATTATCCGTTAAATAAACATCAAATGTATCTGCAAATTTATTATAGAAGACACTAGTAACGTGTCCTAAAATAATCGTGATACCCAAAGGCCCATCTTTGTATTGGTACATTGTATTTCCTCCTGTTTACTAAGTTTGTCCGTGTTCTGCCTTATTCGCATTCCTGTTGATGACCAGTTACTTTAGTAATGTGTTGGTTGTGTAGATAGTATAATCGCAACGGTAGATAAATAGTCGCTTGCCATCAATCAAAAGTGACGTGCTACTAGGAACCTCTGTTGACTTATAACTAACTGTATCACCAGCGAAAGTAGCAATTGGCTGGCCGGCTTGTGAGCGAATAAGAACAACCTTACTAGAACCTGTAAAATAGTTCTGATACTTGTTTACAAAGCGGTTCATAAACGGAACTGAACTATTATTGTTAGTAACGTTATATCGCTTTGGATATTTGTCAAGTACGTTAGTCAATCCATCTTGGTAGGCGATTAAACTACTGCCTACGTGAGTGATTTGTTTTCCGCCTAATGTAATATTAAGCACAGATGAAGCCTTAGATGTTTCGCCATTTTCATTTACTTGGTCAAACTCTTTATCTCGTGCAATCGACAATGATTTCCCGTGTATAGTGTCAATTTTTTGTGCATTGTAGTCATATGTTTGTACCGTCATAGGCAATCCATAGGTTTGTTGCTTAAAGTCCGATAACCAGCTATCTGCAAATTGACAGCCTCCTAAAACAACTGCAAGCGAAATCATAAGTGCTCCAAGTAATAACTTCTTTTTATTCATTGCTACCCCCTATTTTATCTCAATTTCCAAAATCTTCGCTGAACTTCATCAAGGCGTAAATTGATGGCAACGTTCCATATTCAATGAAATCTTGATAATCGTCAGTAATAGAATCAACTGACGAACTACCATCTGTCAGCCGTGCAATCGCCAGAAGTGCCGTATTATCATTGAAGACCAAATCATCGTCTGTAAAATCCTCAATGTCTTTCATAAACGTATCGGCGTCTTGTTTGGCAATGATTACAGAAATTAGTTTGTTATATCCCGGCTTGTTTAACACAACAACAAAGTCGCCATCGCCGGCAATATCATCAAAATTATCTAACAAATAATCTTTCACGCTCATTATTATTCCACCGCCTTATTACGTTTAGTACCATATAGGACTGCTAACTTTTTAATTGCGTCTGGTTGGAAGCCTCCCCACATACCAGTCTGTGACCACCGAGCACTCTTGCCAGTTTCCAAATAACGAAATGAAACAATAGGAGCCTGCCAGAATCCCTCGTCCTTTAAGTTGTTAATTTCATCTTCTGACAAGGCTGAAATGTCGGTTTCAAAGTAAGCAATATCGTAGTGGTCGAGAAGTTTCTTTGTCATTCGACATTGACCGCAGTTTTTCTTAGTATATAAATCTACTCGAATCTGTTTTTTATTTTTTTCCATTTTTATCACCTTTCATTAATTCATACAATTCATAACGCAAGTCATCGTTTTCTAGTTTAAGCTCATCTAATTGTTCCTCTAGTTCAGCAACTCTGTCTTGATAATACCATAGCTGTTGAGCTAATTCCAACCTACTGTCTTCCATGTCAGCCACCTCTTTAATAATCTAGGCCGCAGATAGGCCCCTTAATAGAATATTCGGTTGCCAGCATATCGGCAATACGTTTGAAATCACCTGCCGTAATACCATTACCAATTAGTTCATGAATCTTATCAATAATTACATGTACAGTGCGATTATCACCGTTAGCTAATTCATCGTATTCACGGTATAAGTCGTCATAGTCTTGCCCCAGAAGTTCATAACAGACGCTCAACGCTTGATTGTCTTTTTCAACGTCTTCAACTTCGTTTTGGAGGCTTTCATTTTCTTCCTCTAAAATTTTAATGTCAGCAGTAGCGTCAGCCAATTGGCGTTCCAACTTTACAATTCGCTCTTTATCGGTCATTTTTAACACTTTCCTTTCTTTTCAAACATTATCCTCATTGCGAATACATTTTAACACGGTTAACGTCTGTATTATTCACCATAATCTAAACCAAATATTGGCTCCTTAATAGAATACTTAATTGACAACATATCTGCAATCTTCTTAAATTCTGTGTAAGAAATACCATTACCAATCATGGAATGAATATCATTGATAATTTCAGGTACATTAGAGTTTTCAAGCCTTTCTCTTAATTTGACGTTTTCCTTATACAAATCATCATAGTCTTGTTCAAGAGAATCATATTCTCGTGATAATTCTTGGTTATCAATCTCGCTATTATCAAGCTCAGTGCCAAGTGAATCATTTTCAGCTTCAAGGTCATCAACCTGTTGTTCTAGCTCTCTAATATATTCTTCTTCATTACCCATCACAATCACTTTTCCTTTCTTTTTCAAATCCTTATTACATCTGTAATTATATCATGATTTGTGCTTATAGTCAAGCCCATAATTAAATTATTTTTATTTCTTGTTGCACTCGCAAAAGTGATACCCACCATGTGTATTTCTTCTACCTCTCAAACAAGCACTTATTTTTGAGGCGCTAAGTCCAAGTCTTCTTGCACAATCATTAACCCCAGAATATTTCATTTTTCTATTATCTTTGATTGCATATATTTCTCTTTGTGGGAATGTCTTGTTTTTCTCTTGTTCTAGCCTGCTCGCCCACCTAAGATTGGACGCCCTGTTATTATCTTTATTTCTATCAATATGGTCAACAGTTTCCTTATTGTCTGGGTTATCAATAAAAGCCAGAGCTACTTGTCTATGAACAGATACATTTTTTGGCACGCCATTTTTGTATAGCGTCACCATATGATACCTTCCAGTTGTGTCTTGTGAGATTATTTTAGACTTGACGGTTCTGGTTCCGTTTCCTCTTGTTTTAACTTTTCTAGTAATTGACCTAACCCTACCAAGGCTAGATACTTCATAATTAGGATAACCCAATATTGGCTTCCAAACTTCTTTTTCCATACAAAAAACCTCCTCATCTTTAATGTAACTATATTATACATCAGATAAGGAGGTTTTACAACCACAATTATTCAATTTTTATTTTTTCTTTGCAAACCACTTACTGTCAAAGAACGCTACAAGGTCGTTCATAATATATAGCATGTAGGTAAAGAACAGAACCCAAACAGCTTCTCCTTGCATAGCAGTTACCAACCACAATGCGACTGAACTAAGACCTTGTGCAAACCAGAAGTAGTAAGAAGCACGGAAACGGCGAACGGTTAAGATTGCCCCAGTAAGACCGATAGTAGCGGCAAATGCGTCAATAAACGGACGAGGACTCGTTAAGATAACCGTATCAAGACCGTATGTCACGATAAAGAAACCAACGAAAGTTAATGCTGTCTGCAAAGCGAACTTGGAGTTCATCTTACGAGGTTCTAAATCTTTACCATTATTCCAAGTCTTATTAAATAGCACCGGCAAGTCCAACAGGAAGATATAGAAGCCTTGCATAACAATATCAGAGAAGTTCCCTGTCTTTAATGCCACGTAAATCAGCATAGCCGCAGAAACGAAGCCCAGAACACCGTTGATAGGACGTCCATTCGTGATACTTAACGTACAAGTAAAACCAATCAACCCGGCAATCGTTGAAGTTACTCCCAAACCAGTAATTCCATGACCAAGACCAACATATAATAGGAACAGCCAACCAATTACCAGCAAGACATAGCTGGATTTTGTCCAGCCGGTCATCTGGTCTTTGTACCAATGCCAATTAAATACTCGACTAACAGATTCTGGATTGTAACTTAAATTTTTATTTTCCAAAGTTTTTATACCTCTTTCTATTTTGTGTTCTATCAGTTTTTATAAAATAACTGGTAACGGAGTAACCGTTCCATCACTACTTACATCTAACATAACTTGTGAGCGTGAGGCTCGATAGTGCAGTCGTTCTGAATAACTCGTAGGGCCAATGACGCTACCAGATTGAATAACTAGCCCAGATTCCTCACGTATCGACATACTGTGGAAGTGTCCACCTAAAATTGCGTCATATAACATGCTGTCGAATTGTGAAGACGTTGCCAATGTTTCAGCTTTAGCAAGGTTATGAAGGTCGCCGTGTACGAACTTGATATTGTTTCCATTGACACTCAAATGGTCTTCGGTAACTTTATCAGGCTCTTTTACGGTAATATCATAAGAAGTTTGTTCTGCAATCAGCTTAATGGCCTCATTCAGCACTGTTGAAAAGCCATCATCAGGCAAGTTATCCTTTTTATTACCGTTGGCACGGTCGTGATTGCCTAAGATACCCGAATAAATAACTGGAATGCCAGTGTTCTTAGCGATATTGACAACAAATTCTGAAACCAATTTAATCGCCGTATTAATTTGTTCAGACAGCTTCATCGTAATTTCGTATGATTGATTGTTTCTCATGTAGGCACCTTCGATAGAATCGCCTAAGTTCTCAATGTAAATCGCACCGAACTTAGAAAAACTAGCATATCGAATTACCTTGTCTGCATATTCAGATAATTTATCTTTAGCAATGTCTTCATCATATTTGTAACCATCTACATCAACTTTAGCTCCAATATGGAGGTCTGACAACGCAACAATTAATACGCTTCCGTCACTTAGCGGTTTTACAACAGGGTAATCCAGTTCGTTAGGAACGACTGTAATGCCATCTTTTAATGACCGCTTTACGTCACGCTTGAATAATTCCATATCAGCATAGTCACGGCGACTCTTATTAAATTCACGCCGCATTAATTGTAATTCACGCTTTTCCAGCAACATTTCATCAATTTCTTTATCAAGAGCATTACGTTTGTGGTCTAATTCCAAGGAACGCTGTTCCTTAGATGACTTTAATACGCCAGTTCTACGTTGATATTTCTTTACCAGTTGTCGCAACCCTTCGCATTGCTTTGCGTCATAACCATCTTGTCGCAACAAACGGGCTACTTTGCCCCAGTTAGCCCGTCCGTTTTCACGTTGTAATTCAGTCTTATACCGAGAGGCTGTTTCCAGCCCAATATCGTCAATTTCATGCGTTTTGCCTTTGTTGTCTGTGTAAGTTGCCATTAGTTTTTAATATCCTTTCTTTTCTGCGGCTTCGGTCAAGTCTGCCAAGATGATTGCTAGGTCTTCAACACGACCCTCGTTTAAATCGTTAACCTTGTTACCTTTACCTAAGGTCTTTTCAACAATTGTTGTCAAAGTCTTAATGTCGTTGTTCTTTTGGAACAAGATTGCGACTTCTTTGGTCTTTTCTAGCAAGTCATCAAAGTCATATTCAACGTCCTTGGTGTCAGCGTGTAAGACTTTCTTGTCAGTTGTCTTTTCATAGTTGCCACCGAGAACCCGTTTAACTTCTTCTTTATACGATTCGGCAGTGAATGGAATAATCGGTTTAACACCTTTGAATGTTGTACCAGCTTCATATTGAAGCGTTCCACGTAAGTGTAATACCCGTTGTTCTTTACCGTTTACTAAGTTGTTTTCAGCGTACAATACGTTATCAACCATCTTAGTAACCGGCCCCAATGCTTTTTCTTTCAAGTCAGGAACAATCTTTGTAAATTCAACCATTTCTGTTCCATCGCTTTCTTGTGATACGACAGCGTCAGGAATTGAATTAAATTCAGCAGAGTTGATATACGGCATTTTTACAATCTTTTCAATTGAGTGCGAAACAAAGATATTCGTGTAAGGTAATGATTCTAATTCTTTCAAACCACGGAACCAAACTTCGTTTAGGCGTGTATGGTCACGCCCATATCCAACATTACCATCACCAACACTAAATTCGTCAAATTGAGAAGCCGTGAATTTATCTGCATAACGGTACAGGTTTTCGATTGTGTCAATTGAGATGGCGTCAAACATTTCTTGAACTTCTTTACGCTTTAACTGCGATAGAACTTGTTTAAATTCACTCCAGCTAGACACATATTGAACCATCGCACCATCTAAAGCGCCGTAACGCTTTTCAGTCATGATATGAAGCACTTTAGGGAACAGTTCTTGCACAAAGGTCGTCTTACCAATCTTAGACGGCCCGTACAGCAATAAGCTGTAACTTGAAGGGTCAGTAGAAACTTTGTTAGGTTCAATCTTCGTTAAATCAATCATTATCGTGTTTTCCTCCTATTTTTAAAAACTATGCTTGGACATTAACATCGCAATCAAATCTTAGAATGGCAAGTCATCGTCAGAAATTTCTAATCCTGCACCACTGTTAGCAAACGGGTTTGATTCGTTCTTTACTGCGCTACCAAATCCGCCTTGACGAACTGGTTGAGTGTTTTTAACAGGGGCAGTTGGCTTGTTGTTTGCACGTGAAATTGCTTCTGTACGTTGTTTGCGTAATTCCTCGTGAGCCTTTTGGATTTGGTCTTCCGTAAGTGCTAATTCATCATTTTCTAACGGTGCACCACCAACGATTAACAATTGACGAACATAAGAATTTGATTGAACAACTGCATGAATTTGACCAAATGAACCACCGCCATCATTGTCAACATTTTGCTTCTTAACGACAACATAGTTCAAAATATTGTAGTAAAGTACGCCGGTAGTTCCTTCTGGGAATGCACCTTGCATTTCAGACGCCAATTCACTAGCAATCTTTAAGTCCATTACACGACCAACTCGACCATTATAACCCACAGTGAATGCTTTAACTTTCCATAAACCAGTTGGATTTCCGTCCTTGTCAAGGTCTTCGTCATAGCTTTCAATAACTGCCGGAATGCTACCGTAAGTGTCATCTTCTAAATCTTGACCATTTACACGGTGGCATGTCGTTGCACGGAAACGATTTGATTCACGAACGGTTTCACCATCAGATGAATAAACGTTGTATGATAAATCACCGATAATTTGAACTCGGTCTGCTTCGTCTTTGTTGCCGTTAGTGTCCTGTAAGGATTTGTATTGATTCATAACAGTAACAAAACCAGCAAACAATTTATTTTCAGAACCACTACGAGTGAACTTGCGGTTGTATACGTTGAAAGTAACTACGTTTACTCGATTGTTTTGTTCTACTTGAACACGAATATATCCCTTAATAATTTCATTACCATCACGGTCAGTTGATAATTCAAGTGATTTTTCAGCTAAAGTACCAGTTACTGAAAGTTGATTGCCCTTTAATTCTTTAAGTTCAGTCATATAAAATTCCTCCCAATATTTTTTCTTATTCAACTTTACTTCATAATTATAACATTGATTAAAACATAAGTCAAGCACTTTTTAAATTTATTTTTCGACTAACCGATTATCCAGCTTTTAAGCAACAGGTTCTTTAACCATCATTATCACTCCTTATATTTATCTTATTACGATTATATATTAACACTTTCTTATTAAAAAGTCAACCATTTTTACAAATTTCTTGCAAATAATTCTTTATCCAAAGGATAATCTTCACTATCACCTAAGATAACGTAGGTCGCTACAACCTCTAGGAAGTGAGAAACATTGTCGTTTTCAGACTCAACTTGGTCTTTAGGGGTAGACACTAAGAATTGAGAGCTGAAATATTCACCGAAAAATCCATTGCTTTGTTCTTCAAGGAACTTTTTGCAGTCTGCAACACGCTGTTCTGCATTGTGCGTTTGGTCATAGTAGTTTTCAAAGAAAATCTTTTTTAAGTCAAATAAAGTGACGCCGTTTAACGCCCCTTCAAATCGTCTAAACATTTTTATTCGCTCCAGTCGTATTTTATATTTTCGTGAATCTTAATATCATATTTTTTAGTTGTACCAAGAACCTTTGTTTTAAAATCATGTTTCCTTACAACAACGACTTCAACAGGAATACCATATTGCTTGGCGAATAGTTTGAATACAATTCCTGCTCCACGGTCAATCGCATAAGGTGTGAATCCGTTCTTTACGTCATATACGTGTTTAATAATTCCTTTATCTCGTACCACGAAATCTGGTCGGTAGGTAATGCCACGCAATGTGATTTTGTCGTTAATAACGTTCTTTTCTAATAAATTAAACTTCTCATGTATAGTGATTGATTCAACATCAGAGTTCCTCAAAAACCTATCATAGAAATCATATTCTTTTTGAGAATCAAACGTAATACCATTTTCTTTAATTTTATTACCATAATGTTGTAAACCCAAATTACCAATCCTCCCGTTCTACCGTACTCCATTTACTTGTCACGACAGACAGATGAGAACCTTTCTGTGGAACAACATCGGTAGTATTAACCATATCCCAGCATTCATCACGGCTTCCGATAAAGTCGAACCATTGCGTGATAAGAAGCGGCATATCATCACTAACTGATACTACCTGGCACAAATCTGATAAACACAATTCTCTGCCACCAATGTTGACAGTATTATTCTTAATTTCTCTCATTGAATTTCCAACTCCTTATCATTTATAAATACATTATAACAAAAAGTGACTTTTATGTCAAGATTTTTTAAATTATTCTGGTAAGATTTTTTCTACACTGCTTCGATTAAATAACTTTGTTTCGGTGGAACCAGTAATAGAAATAGCCAACATATCGTCTGTATGTTGAGCTACATCGAATACATTGATTAGTGCGACTACAACTCCATAAATATCTGTATTTTTAACTTTAACAAAATCACCAACAGAAAACAAGATAATCACTCCTTTATCATTTATTGCGTTTCTATATTATATATTGTAGCACAAAATAAATAAGATTGCAAGTGTTTTTTACTGTTAATATGTTATTGAGGTGATAATAAAAAAACAGCATACCTTAAAATACGATTGTATATTCGTATCTATGGATATGCTGGTTAGTTATGTATCATATTGTATTAAAAATCATGTGTCTTTTCTATTAAGTATTGTACACTACGCTTTCGCTTAGAAACCGCTCATGTCTGGTGTATGTCAACTGAATAGCGTTCCTGCCGTAGAGTCAGCTTTCAAAATGTGTTTCGGGCTACGTCACGCTAGTATATGATAAGCGTTATTAGTCCAGCACCAACTGTGACACACACATATGTGTCACCAACCCGAAAACCCAAAACCAATTAATATTTAGATTGACGTTGTTTGATTTGTTTGATGTAATTTCTAGTTAGAACAAGTTATGATTCACCGCTGTTTGTAATGCGATTTGTTGAGCTGAACAGTCCTTTGCCTTAGCTCATGTAAAAAGTGTAGACTAATACACTGACTAAGAAACAAAAGACTGTGAGTTGTTCGCAACGCTGATAGTGTCGCCTCACGGGAGATTTATCCTTGATTAGTATTTCAACTAATCACTAGCTTTCTACTACTACGTCATCTGTCCAAGTAGCTTAGCTTTCGCATTATTCTAGTTTGCCTTACAGAGTGAGTTAAGTGCTGTTGCCGATTAGTAGGAAACTTCGTAGAACTCATATCTACCAGAGCCTATTTGCGTACAAGCCAGCCGAACCCTGACCCTTTTCCATTCCGTCTTTAGCATATCCATTTCATAAGGACTTAGCTTTCATCATACGATTAGAGGCTTCGGAAATTTTACCCCTTGACGCAACCAGTATTACTTCAAATCTCCTAAAGCAATACCGGCACTTACCTATTTGTTAGTAACGCAGTAGGTTTTCTGCGCTGAATATCTGGTGCTTATTAAGTTTTCATTTATTTTATGTCTATACAATAGCACATTTTTTCAAGTTTGTCAAGAGTTTTTACTAGCTTTTTAAACTTTTTTGCGCTACGGTATCACCTTATCACAACGGTCTTTTCTTGTCAACTAAAAAATATTTTTATCTTTTTTTGCAATTTACTATTGACTTTGTGTTAGAATCATGCTATTATATAGTCACATTCAAAAAAGGAGGAAATAGCGATGGAAAAGCGAATCATTATGAGTCCAGACGAATATGAGGAATTAGAAGCTGATTCAAACCGTCTTGAATACTTTATGTCGCTTTTTAAGATAGAGGGACAAGATGTAATTCTGAATAAAACTTCAATTTTATCCATAGTATTATCGAAGCAATTGGTCGATGAGGGCTACGAACGAGTGACAACTATCTATGGTAGTGGTAAAGCAATTGCGCTAGAGGGATTTAAAGAAGATGGACAAACTAAAGAAATGGGGTTGGACGATTATGAAATTAAAATTCAGTAATGAAAGTGCGGTTCCAGCACACTATCAAAAAGATGGTCAGGACTTGTTGTCGCACCTTGAACATATCTTACCAGAAGACGAAATGCGTGGCGCTTACCGTTTTAACGTTATGAAGTACGCTACCAGAGCTGGACGCAAAGATGATATTATTTTAGAACTTGACAAAATTACCCAGTATGCTGAACGCTGGAAGCAATTTGAACAGTCATTAAGAAAACAAGATGGTTTTGACCGTATGCTTCAATTCAAACAACGTTATTACGATGGTCAGCAGATTGCCATGTATGTTGATGAGGCTGTACAAGATAGTGATACGTGTCGTTTAACCTTAGATGGCGTTCCGGCATATATTAATTCACTAAACTTTATTGTTTGCACTGACCAGCCTGTTTGCTATTCTAAGAAGCAATTGATGAAGTTCTTTAACACGTGCAGTAATGATAAGTTTGTTAATTTGGAAATCTCAATCAGAAAATAGAAAGGACAGGGAATCAATTTGTTAATCAATATTATGGCCGCATTCGGGGCTGGAAAGAGCTCGTTGGTAAAAATTTTAGGCGAAGATTTGAGTGCAAAAAAATATTTGGAAGACCCATATGCTATTCCGATTCTAAAGGATTATTATTCTGGTGGTAAAGAAACTCGTAAGAAGTATGGTTTTCCTTTGCAAATCGCATGGCTCGATGAACGTTTCTCACAACTACGAGAAGCTGTCGTGCAAGACCGTGCTGTCATGGACTCCAATTTGGTTGCGGATTCGATTGTCTACAAAGTTATTCACGACCGTGGCGAAACGACAGACCAAGAATATTTCTTATATTTGAAGTTATTGCGCCACATGTTAGATTCAGTTAGTGCGGAACCAAAAGGACATTATCCAGACTTATATGTGTTCTTAGATATTTCCCCAGAGAATGAGATTAAGAGTATCTTAGAACGCAATCGTACAATGGAAACGACTGACCCGGCACTGATTGAATACTACCACTCAATTAATGATGGTTTTAAGAACTGGGCTGATTCTTACAGCGAAGCACCAATTGTTAGAATCGACAGAAACAAGTACGACTTTGTGAACAGCACCGAAGATAGGATTATTGTTTTAGACACGATTGAAAAAACGTTAGTTGATTTAGGTTACTTGACTGATTCAGAATTTGACGAAATTAAAAATACACGAGAGAAGCGAGGAGTTTTAAAATAATGGACACTTTAATTAATATTTTGACTTTCTTATTGGTAGCGGCATTGATGGTAGTATTCTACGGTATCGTAGCGGCAGTTCTTGGCGCATTATGGGGCTTTAATGTTTCGCTTGCTCTAGCACTCCGAGCTGGAGTCACTGGTTATATCCTGTCGATTGTGGCTCCAATGATTTTCTGTTCACCATCATCAGACGAATAGAATTAAAAAGTTTGAAAACACGCTTGCAAGGCGTGTTTTTTTGTGTTATAATACTTGTATAGTAAAAGAAAGGATTGATGGTACATGAGATTAATAACTTGCTACGGGCCTAATTGCTACAAGCAAGGAATTAAACACCCTAAAGACGAATTAACAGAGTTTCACGGCAAAAACTATTGTGATAAATGTTTAAATGAAGTGATGAGTGATTATGAGTTCAGGACGTCACTCACAATATTATTGCTAGGAGATTATAAGGGCAGTCCTTATCTTCCAGCGATTGTTGAGAACCAAATCAAGAAATATCGTAAAATTGGTATGACATATGAGGGCATGTATCGCACGGCAACGTGGCTTAAAAAGGAAAAAGGAATTGTATTTGAAAGAAAATACGGAATTGGCCTAATTAAGCATTACTATGACAGTTGTTCTAGCTATAAAGAGGATAGCAAGAATGACAATCAAGCAACTGGGAGAGAAGCGGTCGTAGTAATAGCTAAGCCAGAACGCAGACATAAGCAAATCAAGGAAATAAATGGAGATGATTTATTTGATTAACCAAAACGAATTAAAGGCATTAATCCCACAAAGCCAGATTTTTGGAGTTTTGGGTGTCCTATTAAATAACCCGGAAAAATTACTTTCAGATAACGTATGCTTGGACAAAGAAGATTTTCAGAACAAAGTTCACCGCATTATCTTCTTTGCAATCAACAATATTATTAAAGAATCGCAACACTTAAAAGAAATATCAGCAATTGACGTTGACACGTACTTGACGCAGTTTGAACAGTATCATTCAATCTTTACTTCTGCTAAGGGGATTGATTACATTCAATCGGCAAAAGACAACGCCAACGTTGGTACGTTTAACTCAAACTACCATTATCTAAAGAAGATGACGGTGCTTCGTAAGTTTGCAGAAAAAGGTATCGACATTAGCGATATTTATGATATTCACACTGAGGACGTTAAGCTGTTGGAAGACCAACAAAAACGGCTTAGTCAATTATCGGAGGAAGACATTGTCAACCACTTTACTCAAATCGTCAGTGGTATTAGAAATGAAGTTTCAGATTGGCAAAATAATTCATCATCTTTCTCTGCTGGCGATGATATTGAGGACTTTATTGAACATATCAATGACGCCCCTCAATATGGTTACGGCTTTAAAGATGGTTTCATGAACTCTCTAACGGGTGGTATGCAACTCGGAAAGCTATTCTTGCGTTCAATGAAAACTGGTGGTGGGAAGACCCGTTTAGGGCTTACAGACCTGATTAACGTGTCCATCACAGAACAATACAATTGGCATACTAAAAAGTGGGTTAAAAATGATGACGTTGAGCCATCTTTATTTATCTCAACAGAGTTGGATAAACATGAAATTCAAATGATTCTGTTGTCGGCAATCACTAATTTAACACCAGAAGTTATTCGGCGTGGTAACTACGACCCGATAACCAAGAAGACCATTGCTCATGCCGCTAAGGTTTTGCACGATTCGCCAATGCACTTCAAGGAAATCCAAGATTTCAGTATTGACGATGTCATGTCAATTATTGACGAATATGTTTTTAACTATGATGTGAAATATGTCAACTTTGATTATATCCAAGCAGTTCCTAAGCTATTGCGGACTGGTTCCGAACTTTACGGCGGACGCGATATTCGTGACGACCGTATCTTGTTAGCTTTGACTGACAAGCTTCGTTCCAAGGCTAAGGAACTCGATATTTTTATTCAATCAGCAACGCAGATTAGCCCATCTGGTGAGCTGGATTACGAATACTCACGTACAGAACGTGCCTTACGTGATTCCAAATCAATTGCTGATAAGATTGACGTTGGCGTAATTTCAGCAGAGGCAAACGGAAAAGACTTAAAGAATTTGGAAAACCTGATTAATAATTCAGACGTTAACCCTTACGGTTTAGAACCAAACATGGGACACTTTATCTACAAGAACCGTCTTGGAAAGAAATCGGTAGTTATTTGGACGTACACAAACCTAGGTACGCTATATAGCTATCCGTTGTTCGTGACTGATTATAATTATAACTTGGTCGATGTGCCGAGAACTAAAATCACAGTTGGTAGTGATGGAAAGTTCGGTGTCGATGAAGATTTAGTCTTTTAGAGGTATGAAAAATGAAATATTTTAAGAGTGATTTAAACAAAGTCATTGATTATTATGGTCTTGATTATCGGGAGGGAAACGGAAATTATCAATTGAGAACTTACTGCCACCACCCTGATGGGAGTGGTAACTTTAAATTGTATGCTTATTTTGATGATGACGATTCCGTTAATCTCTATTGTTATTCAAGTTGCGGTTCTATGAGCTTGGTCGGATTAATTATGCACTACAAAAATTGCGATTACCATACAGCCCAGAATGAACTTGACATGATTGTTGGTAGGCGCCATCAAGTTGGTTTTGTGGCACAGGAGCTATATAATCCAGCAAAGCAACTTGAAAAGAGGCATGAGAACAAAAGCTCTGCTGACATAAAAAGGCTGAGTGCTGAGATTTTAAGTTCTTATAGCAATTATGCCTATGAGGGCTGGGTGAATGAGGGGATTAGTGCTGAAACGCAAGCAAAGTTCGGCATTCGGTTCTCAATCCCTGATAATAAAGTGATAATCCCACAAGTCGATAAATATGGTGAATTGATTGGGATTCGTGGGCGAAGCTTAGATGATTATGAGGTTGAAATGTATGGTAAGTATCGGCCAGTAACATTTAGGGGTAAGACATTGTCGTTCCCGACCAGCCTTAACTGGTATGGTTTATTCCAGAACAAGGAAACAATCATGAGGACAAAACAGGTGATTATCTTTGAATCTGAAAAGTCGGTTATGCAGTTAGATACGATGATGAACGGGCACGGTAATGGCTTAGCGCTTTCTGGGTCAAGCATTTCTGATTGGCAGATAAGCGAGTTGATGAAGCTGGACATCAACGAAGTAGTTGTCGGGCTTGATAAGGACTACAAAGACGATGTTGGCTACAATATTCATGCCAACTTGATTGTGAAGATGTTTAGCAAACTATTGCTTAGATTCAACGTGACAGTTATTTTTGATGATGTGGACGGTTTACTTGGTTACAAGGACAGCCCCACTGATTGTGGGAAAGAAACATTTTTAAAACTAATGAAGACTAGAAAGGTAATGAGTTTATGAGAATTGTAAAAAGTGATGAAGATTTAGCAAACGACCAAATTGATGGTTTCAATATTGAAATTATACCTAAAAATGTCGGCGATATTGTTGAACAAGCGATTGAATACCGCAAGAAAAACGTCTGGAACACGAGCGATGGCTCTGTTGATGTTGAGGATTTGCCATACAAAGACAAGTTGGGCAAGATAGCCGATGACTTGCACGGACACGACCTAAAAACAGCTATCCTAGTGGACGTGGACGTTGATGGTTTCTGTTCTGCGGCAATTATTTACAAGGCATTGAAAGCCATTAATAATAAGCTGGATATTGATACTTTGCTTCCGAATGCTAAGTTGCATGGTATTAAAGCAAACATTGACTTGGTCAAGAAAGATTATGATTATCTATTCTTGCCTGATAGTTCAGCTAACGATTTACACACGATTGCAGAGCTGGAAAAGAATGGGACAAAGTGCATTGTAATTGACCATCATATTCTGGAACAGGAATCGTATCTATTGGATAACCCCGACAAGTTCTTGATTTGTAGCAATCAATATCAAGATTCGGAATTAGACCGTAACTTGACTGGTGCGGGTATGGCATTACTGGTTACTAAACTCTGGAAGCAGAAGTACGATATTGAGCTTAATTATGACTTGGCGGCCTTGGGACAGATTGCAGATATGAGTAATCTGGACGATAAAGACATTTGGGAAATTGTTCAAAAAGGGTTAGCGAATATGAACAGCAAAATGTTGACGACTTTCTTTGAAGATGACCTAGAACTTCTTACGGTTAAACACTTGCAATTTAGTTTAATACCCCGTATCAATGCTGTGTCACGAATTGGTGAACACGAAGACCGCGAACTTATCTTTGACGCTTTGATTGACCAAGATGAATTAAAACCCGTGAGTGTTCGTCATAAAGGACAAGATGGTAAATTCCACACAGAAACCGTCAAAATGGACGTATACGAGCGTGCAAAACGAACACTGGATAAAGTAAAAGGACGTCAAGATAGGCTTGTTAAAAAGGCCCTAAGGGACGTTGAGTTTCTCACTAACAGAAATGATGATTTCAACGTAGCTGTATTAGACAAGAAATACGACAAAGGGATTTCTGGTTTAGTCGCGAACAAAATGCTCGGCAATACTAAGCAACCAACATTGGTAGTAAAACGCAACGGTGAGCGCCTAGACGGTTCTGGACGCTTTCCAGTGACAATTAATGGATTGCAACTGTTACAAGGCGTTAATGCTTTCGCCGCAGGTCATGAGCAGGCATTCGGTGTTGGTTTTAAGGCTAACCAGTTTGACGATGTTTCAGAAGCGATTGGAATAGCCGTCAATGACGCTCCTGATTATGTTTATCGTGTTGATGAAGCGTTAGTTAACGAATTGCCAAGTGTAGCAGAAATTAGAGCAATCTATCAAAGTTCCAAAACGTTCCGTGGCGCAAAAGACGAGCCACTTATAGCTGTGCTTGGACTAAAGGTTGAGAAACAAAATATCACATTAAAGAATAATTGGTTGAAAATCACATTGGGGGATATTATAGTTAACGACTTTAATGCTGATGAGGAAATCAAACGATATGTCGAGTCTGGCTTCGGCGATAAATGTTTTAGTTTTATTTGTTCGGCAGGGTTTAATTTCTGGACTGGACGACCGATTCCGACATTGACTGTTGAGAAATTAGTTAAAAGTGATGGTGTTGAGGTCGGGGTTAATAAAGATAACTTCATCTTCTAAAATTAAGAGCAGAAATGCTCTTTTTTATTTTTGCATTTTTTAAAAAGTGTTGACATTTGGTAGAATACGCAGTATAATTGATTCATAAATTAAAGGGAAGAGGTAATATGAATGAAAAATCAAGATTATTTTAAATAATGGTTGACATAGACGATGTATTCAGGTAAAATACAGAGTGTGATAAGAAAAAAGGAGTGATAGTAATGCGAGAGCTAACACAAGCAGAGGCTTACGAATTATCTGTTAGAAGTAAAGCAACTAAAAGCAATCTGGGTAGCCTAGACGATGATAAACAAAAGGTAATGAGAGATATTCTTTCGCTGACTGGTTTTGGTTTTGATGTCACAATTTCTGTCTACAAAAACCAAGATTGTCAAGGATATTTTGAGCCAGAAGATTTACTGTTGAAGAACTACAAGGAAATCAAAAAGTGGTTAAAATCACTTGGTTATAAGGTCGAATTATTTCCGGCCGCTTGGATTCCTTGCGAACAACACTTTTTAACTGTTGATTGGAGGAAATAAATCATGAAATTTAGGAAACCAACAAAATTACACAAACACCATTGGGTTTTGGTAACTGACCAGCCTTGGCTAAAAACATTCGGAGGTTTATCAGTTTTGCACTGTTCTATCTGTGGTCAGGTTACGAACGTCCCGAAAGATTGTGTAGACAAAATTGAAGCTAAAACACGTTTATAGGAGGAATTGAAAATGAAGATTAAAAAGTATCTAAGCACGGTATTTGATGATACCAACCGAAAAGTTTATTTATTCAATCCACGAACAGGCAAGACAAAATCGGCACCATCAGGGCTATCTTTCACGGTTACATTCTTTGGGCCAATTGCTCCGTTATTCCGAGGTGATTTTCTAGGGTTCCTATTAATTTTAGCGATTTACGTTTTTACTGGTTTTAATCCATTTATTAATATCTTGGGAATTTTGTTAACCTCGGTTTTCTATAATTACTTTTACATCACGCACAAAATCAACAGTGGCTACACAGTAATGTCAGACGAAGGTAAGAAAATGCTGTTAGACCACGGCTATGACGTTAATACGACTATCTATCGAGGTGATTACCATGAATAAACTATTAAAAATGATTGCACTACTTGCTTCTTACTGGATTGTGTTGTACACTGTATACCAATATACTGATATTCTAAAAGGCCCCGGATTTAAGCACGCAGTGTTCATGATTGTCTTGACAACACTGTACACGTATTTGTTGTCGGCCATCAATAAAGAAACGTTCAGTTTGACTTTCAGCATTCCAGCCATGATTTTCTATGCAATTGGGGTTGCTGGTTTCGCTATCTGTGCAGGTGCAGGTTTTAGTAATGGTGCCGCTTGGTTAGTAGCAATCGTAGCAACAGCATTCCTAATTACTGGGGTAGTGGAATTTAATGAATGAAATAAAGAAATTCAAAACACTTGGTGAATCAAAAGCTTGGGCACAGACAAACCAACTGACTTGGTACACTAATTATTGGAAAAGCTGTAATTATAATCCGATTGATGGATTGAAAGCTAAGGCCGGCGATGACGTGAAGTATGCCATCACAGAAGTCGGTGAAACACGTCAGATTTTTTATAAGGATAAGGAGAGAACAAAAAATGATTGGTTACACAAGAAAAGGAAATAAGGTTTTATCTGTTGTGGACATTAAAAGTTTCTTCGCTTTCTATGGTGAAACAGAACTTAACCGAAAGATTGTAAAGCTGGACGGTGAATTTTATTATTTGGATAGCGTTGGTTTTAAGCATGTGTCCCCCGATGACGTTGTAATTTTCGACAAAAACAAGGACTATTGGTCAGATGACAATGAGGTAATCCGAAAAGAAAAGTTAGATAGCAAATTTGCAGTCATTGAGGCTCCGTGGATTTGTCCGTTCTTAATGAGTTTTAGGTTCCATATGAATTTTAACACAATGATTGCCGTATTCGGGTCAATGCTAGAAGAATTTGACAAAGACGATTCGGACGGCATTGAAAAATTGAAGTCACAATTGAGCTGGATTTTGGATAACAAGGACGTTTTCCGATATATTATTGATTAAGAGATGACCCCGTTAATTCGGGGTTTTTATTAATTTGAAAAAAGTGTTGACATTTAGCCAGTCATTAGTTATAATAGGTTTATAAATTAAAGGAGGAAATTGATATGAAACAGACAGCAAGATTATATGCGGTGTCAGATGAGGGATATGCGGTACAACGATTTTATACTAGCAAGTTGTGTGATTTTGGATTCAAGGTTACCTATCGTTTGGACGAAGATGGCGAGAAAGCAACTTACATTGAAGATTTTGATTTTAAAGACCTTCCGAAGTTAATTGAGGCGCTTGATGAAGAGATTGTCGTTTCTAAAACTAGTGACGAATATGAGTTGACGATTTATGATATGCCATTTGCCTAAGGGGAGGAACAATTATGAACTTTACTGAAATGACTAAAAAACTGTTTGCTGGAGAGCTGGTAAGACGAGTTGATTGGAAGGTGGACTATCACCTTGAACTTGGACAGGGAGGCGCTGTTGTCGATGAAGACGACTTCCCCTACACATTTAATAAGTATGATTACGAAGCAGATTGGGAGCTCTACCAGCCAGCAGTTGACGATAATGAAGCCGGCACATTACTTTCATATATTACCTTAGATGGTGATAAAAAGTTCTGCCGGGTAGTTAGCAATGATGATAGTAATTGTTATATCATTGTTGACGTAACTGACTGGAGCGTTTACTCACAACATGTTGAGAAAAAAGATTTAGACACATTTTTGGGCGCTTATAACTTAAAAAGAGAAAAGAAAACGGAGGACAAATAATGATGGATATGGTTGAAGCAATCGAAGGCTGGGCTAAGGAACGAGGATTAGACAAGGCCGATAGTAGCAAACAGCTCATTAAATTAGGTGAAGAATGCGGCGAGCTTTTCACCGCTCATAACAAAGGCTGGCGTGATAAGCAGATTGATAGCTTAGGCGACATTTTCGTTGTGCTGACCATTTACGCTTTACAGAACGGCTTGCATATGGACGAGTGCATTGACGAAGCCTATGAAACGATTAAAAGCCGAAAAGGTAAAACCGTTAATGGAGTATTTATCAAAGATGAGGATTTGAAAAAGACCGAATGACAAAGAAATCACAACTTTCTAGCCCCTCATCAATTAAAAATTGTGTGTAAAATGGTAATTTTATTCAAAAAAATAGTTGACAAAAGCGTGCCAATTTGGTACGCTGTACATATAATAAAGGAGGAATGTGATATGGATATTGGTTTTGCGGCTGGTACACAAGTGATTGTCAATAACAAGTTAAAAAGCATTGAAGATATTGCAACCAGAGATAAGGTTGTGACTCTCGATGGCACTATCCAAAAAGTACAGAAAGTGGCAAGTGAGAAATCAGATGATATTTACCAATTAAAAGTTTTATTCCAGCCTGACACTAAGGTTGCTGGAAATCAGCGCTATTATGTAATGGAAAGAATGGAGGAAGACTACACACGGCCAGAATGGATTCCATCAAAAGACATTATGGCTGGCGACTTGGTAATAACACGCATTTTAGGTGATAGTGCTCCTGTATGGAGGCCAGTTAAGGACGTCAAGAAGCTAGACGAAGTACAGACTGTTTATAGCTTCAAAACTGAAAGTGGCTCGTTCACGGCCAATGGTGCTGTGGCTCATGATTAAAGGAGGAAATAATGGATAATTTAAAGTTTCGTGCTTGGATTAGAAAGGCCGATGGTACTTGCGGCAAAGTTAGCCCTATGACAATTCAGCAGATGTTACAGCAAGAAACAGCACTAGGACTGGTCAGCTTGGGTGTAACGGATTTAGAGCAATCAACTAACATTAAAGATAAGAACGGAGAAATTATTTTTGACGGTGACATTGTTCATTTATTAACTCACGATGGATATAAACGAACTGGTCAGGTTAAGGTTGAAAATGGCCGAGTTAGGATTGTTAGCGAATTAGATTCTTATTCTTTCAGCCGAACTGGTTCCGAAAGTGACACCTTAGAAGTCGTTGGTAACGTGCATACGGACGGTGATTTAGTTGACAGTTAAAATTCAAAGAAAAATAAAATGGATTAATGATTGTAATTGTGAAGTTGATGAATCTCTTCTAACAAAGGCTTCTTTGTGGAAATCTAAAAAGCCTATGACATCTATTAAGCACATTTATAAGTATGGAAACTATGCCGCAGTAACAATAGATGGAGTAAAAACACATGTGCATAGGCTATTAATGGAGTACGAGGTGCTTAATGATATTCCCAGAGAGTTCTGCATTCATCATCTTGATGGAAATAAGATGAATGATTCAATTGATAATTTGGCAATTATGGTTGCAGGGGCACACAATAGCCATCACATGAAAGGACATGTAGTAACAGATAAGCAAGCAGAAATGACTGTAAAAGCGAATCGTCAGCGAAAAGGTATAAAAATTCGCCGTACAGTTAAAATACCTTTAGATGAACTAAAGAAATTTTTAAAAGATGGTAAAAGTATTAACTGGATTTCACATCACTATGAATGTGATTGGGGTACTATTAAACGAAGAATTATCGAGAACCCGGAACTATTGGGGGAGGAATAAAAATGGACGATGATTTTGAATATGCTGACGCTGTGCTTGCCCAAGTCGACTCAAATGGTAAGGCAGAAGAATTATGGCTACTGTCAGATGAAGACTTCTTAGACTATATCATTGAAAATGGTATTGATTGTGACTATGCTATCAAAGGGTTTAAGGCATGGACAATTGCTAAAAGAATTAAGCGCAATGGGTGGCGTCCTACTCTAAAGCAAAGAACAGCAATCACTAATGTGTTCTGCTTTACCCTGTATGGAGTAAAGCCAAATTGGTCAATAAATTAATTAAGGAGGAAAACTTATGATTAAGTTTAGAGCATGGGACAAGAAAAATGAAATCTATCTTTACAATATTCAAGACGCTCATGATACGGTGTGGGGACTTGTGAAATATGATGATGGCAAAATTGCTGAATATGATGAGCCTTGTTTTGGTGATTTCTTAAATAATGAACGATATGTTGTTGAACAATTTACTGGCCTGAAAGACATGAACGGCAAAGATATATATGAAGGTGATTTAGTTAGATTAGCTGATGATTTAGACAACCCATATAAAGTTATCTTTGATAAAGCCAAATTTGAATTTTCTGGCAGTAGGTTTTGCTATGATTTTGGTGAAGCATTTATGGATTATGAAGTTATTGGCAACGTGCACACTAACCCGGAGCTATTGGAGGAAGACGAATGATTAAAGTTTATCGTAAAACGGCCACTATCAAGGCTGAACAATTTGATGGAACAAAACAAAATGCAGATAAATTGGGGCTATTTAAATATCGCGGTGGCTGGTATCTGGAAACGTTAGAAGGAAGTATGCTTGTTACTAATGGATATTGGATTGCAACTGGCGTTAATGGAGAACACTGGGCGATTGCAGATGACGTATTTAAGAAGACGTATGCCGAACTTCCGGTGATTCCTAAAAACGTTGCAAATTATCTTGTTGACTGTAAGCATGACCATACTACCATAGGAACATCTTTATCTGGCAATATCGTGTTGTTTGGTCATGCCAGAACACCTGATATGATTCACGATATACTAAGTTGGTTGCGTCCATATGATAATCAAGATTTGTTTGCTCGTGCATGGCTGGACGGTTTCCAAACGGAGGAAGAGAAATGATTAAAACTTATCGTAAAACAGCTACTATCAAGGCTGAACAATTTGACGGCAGTGCTGAGATGGTTGATAAGTATGACATTGAAGTGGTCGAGGGAGATTATGCCGAGGATTATAGTATGCCAGAAGCAGGCCCAGCACCCTATGCTCGATATTTTCTTACTAGATTTGACTTGGCTAAAGGAATATCTGTTGGAGATTGGATTGTAACTGACATTAATGGCAAGCGCTCGCCGATTACGGACGAAATATTCAAGAAGACGTACGCCGAGTTACCAGTGATTCCACAGTATGTTGCTGATTATATCACCGCTATGAAGTCTGAGGGCAAAGATTTAATTGACGCTTTAGGTAGATTTTTAGAACATTGGCTTATGGAAGATGACATTGACGAGTATATAGGAGATAATTCGGAAACCTTTGCTCGTGCATGGCTAGACGGATATCAAGTGGAGGAAGATAAATGAAATATAGTGAAGCAAATAAAAAAATTGAAGCATTATCAAGTAAGTATAGTATTGACATGGACGAATTTTCTGGATATTTTAATATTAACTATAAAGGCGTAGAAATTGCTTTTGTTAGCAGTGATGGTGAATACAGTGTTGGCGTATGGGATTCAAAATACTTCCATAAATTACCTTTCAGCAACAAACTTTATATGATATTAGCAGAACTTGCAATAACCCCGCTAGATGAACGGGTGGAAGAAAAGAAATATCAGGTAAAAGTGTTTGGAAACTATCTTAACGTTCCAGTAGACGATTTACTCCCGTTTTTATTCTATGGGGACGAAACAGAAAAAGTCAAAACGCGTTTTACTTTAAAAGAAATTGAAGAACTAAAACAACGTGATGACGTACCACTAGATTGGGACAAAGTAATCTTAGAGGAGGCTCAACAATAATGAAATATAGTGAAGCTGGAGATAAAATTGAAGCGTTATCTGATGACCTAGGCGTGGAATTGAACGATAATAACGATTTCTATGTTGTTTATCAAGGCCATTATAAGGTCGCTTATGTGAACGGGACAGTTGAGTTTGGGGTTCACGCCGATTTTACGAGTTTTCTGGAAGTGCCGAAAAATGATGAGGTATTCAAAATTTTAGTAGAACTTGCCGCCACACCTGTTGAAGAACGAGGGAGAAAGAAACGACATTACGTCAAGGTGTTTGATGGGCCAGTAGGCTTCTTAAACATTAATACCGACAATGGCACAATGAGCGTTTACAACAGTGAAGAGATGGGTATTTTCAAGACGAAGTTCACAGACAAAGAAATTGAAGAATTAAAGGCTAGAGATGATGTCGCAATTGACTGGGACAAAGCCCGTATCTGGGACGTGGAGGAATAGAAAAATGAAATATAGTGAAGCTAAAAAAGAGATTGAAACGTTATCAAGTAAGTATAGCGCTTATAAAGATATGGATACGGAGTCCTTTAATGTTTACTATAAAAACGGAGAAGTTGCTTATGTTCGGACTAATGAACGGTATTCAGTTACAGTTTGGTTTGAAAAATATTTTACAAAGCTACCATTTAGTAATAAGCTTTATATGATTTTATCAGAGCTTTCAATGACTCCACTAGATAAACGAGTTGAAGAAAAGAAGTATCTAGTAAAAGCATTAGGAATGTATCTCAATATAGAAACAAATAATAATCACCCAAGCATGAATACACGCGATGACTGCTTAGAATTTAAGACTAATTTCACCCTGAACGAAATTGAGCGGTTAAAGCAACGCGAAGATATTGCTCTGGATTGGAATAAGGTGAAGTTAGAAGAGGTTAAACAGAGGACGTGCTAAGCGAGATAACTAAGGTATTAAAGAAAAAATATCTGGAAAATAAGGACATCTTTGATAGCAAGAGAGAAAAATTAACTAAAAGAAATAACGAGATATACCCTGAATTTATCAAGAAACAAAAGGAGTTAATCCGCCGTAAAGAACAATACTAAGAAATAAACTAAGGACACTTGAAAAAGTGTTCTATTTTTATTGACACAATGGTTAATTCGTGCTATAATTAGTTCGTAAAGTTAAAGGAGGAATGGTAAAAATGTCACTAAAACCATATCGTACTAGAAAAGAAAGCTTATTGCCGGTAGTGGACGTTTATTTGAACACCCCACAAGAAATCTGGGTGTTCAATGTGGACTTAGCACACAACACAGACCCTAACAATTGGATTCAGTTACGTGTGACATGCCCTAAGTGTCGTTGGCAAGGCGTTGAGCGTATCGTTGGAAACGGCCATAACCAGCACATGGTGACAATCGACCACCAAAAACTCATTAAGGAATTGTATTTCTGCCGTTGTCCGTACTGTCACAATGCGTGGGAGATAAACGCAACCCGCCCGTATGACCCGAAGACTTTAGCAATGGACGCCGGAGATGATTTAAACCAAGGAATCCAAGAGATTGATGATGAAATTAAGGAAAGCAAGGAGGAAAAATAAAATGTTAAAAGAATTAGGTGAAATTGTCACACCGTCTAGTGTTACAATTGAAACAGAACCCCTCGTACGTTTCTACTACGGAGTTGTTAATTCTGGCAAAACAGCAAAGTTATTAAAATCAAACTTAGATTATGACCGCAATGTGGTATTCGTGCTCCCAGAAATTAATACAAACGGCACCATCAGTGCCGATGGAATCAAAATCTCTGACACCTACACTTTAGATTCGACCATTTTACCAGACATCATCTTTGGTAAACATCACCAAGAACAATCCGCCGAACTACTTGACTTACTGTACAAGGGGTATCACCGAGTTGATAAAGTTGTCGTTGACGAAGCCCAGTTCTTGACAGTTGATGACGCCTATGGACTCGTGCAAGCATGTAAAGACACTGAAACCAAACTTGATTGTTACGGCCTACTAACCGACTTCCGGGGTGAAATGTTCCGCAGTGCCAGAGAATTAGTAGACGGAGCTGATGAAGTTATTTGTATTGAGCGCCCTTGTGAATTTATTAAGTGTCGAGAAAAAGCTAACTGGAATTGTTTAACCAAACAAGCAAGAATCCCCGAATCAAATATTGTTTTTGGTGAAGATTATATTGCCCTTTGTGATGAGCACCGGGAGGTTCTTGCTGGGGAGGGATTAATCGAATGAGTTATACAGCAGACCAAGCTATCGCCGGTGATGACATGCTTTGTTATTGTTCCCAGTGTCAAGAGAACAGAGTATTTAAACGAATCTCACTAGCCGTCATCACTGGTAAGTATGTAACCGCCAGATATAAGTGCACAGAATGTGGGCACCAAAACTTATACAAGTTTCCGAAATAATACCGACCCCGGCCTAAACTGGCTGGGGCTTTTTTGTGTATAGAAATCAGAAAAAGTTTATCAATATCTACCCCCAGATAAGTTAGCTTTAACATTTTCACTTAAAAAACCCAGAAAAAGTTCTTCAATGTGTATGATGTGCATTATCATGTGTAATTTACCGCCGATTTTTGCCGTCATCAGAAAAATAGTCTTGTCATGGTCGATTAGAAACGTTCTGTTGAAGTTCAAGTATAATTATGCCAGATAACTATGTCTTTGATTAGAACGTTACTCACAGCTTGTTTTGAAATATAAGCCTAAAACACCCTAATATTTGCCGGTTTGTCGTTAATTTCATCGCTGAATCCACTTATCAGTCCGCAACCATCACATAATCTCCGACAGAACCGCCAACGCGCCAAAAGGTCAGCCAAGTATCGCCAAGCGCTATGCCAGACACTGGCACAGGAGGCATTACCCCAGCTCGTTGACAAAAGCGGAAACACAAACAACCCACCTAACACAAATGTCATTTCCAAGTGTTGCAAGACGTAGCACAACAGTCGTCAGCACACAAGTGGTCACATAGCGTTCCGTAAACGCTCGCAGAATACGTCTATGACACATGACTTCTACGAAGTATATGTATATACACGTATATACTCTACGAAACACAGGCACACACACGTATGAGCCTAACCTACGAAACACACGTATAACGCACACATGAGCCTAACCATGTCCCCACGAAACACACGCAAACACGCATACGCACACAGGCACACACAGGGGGCAGGGCCAGAAAAAAACACGCACAGGCACGCATGAACGCAGGCAAGATACGCATACACCACGCACCACACCACACCCCGAAAAAATACATGCACACATAAGGGGTAGAAAACCCCGCACAACGGTATTTTGAGGGTATAACACACGCAAAAAGTGACGTTTTTCTACTATATTATGCAAAACGTTTTTTCGTAAAGCGTATAAAAGTCATTTTAAAAATGTCGTTAGGCGTTGTCGCTGTAAGGATTGCGGTACTTTTTAGGTGCAAAAAACGATAGTTTTCTACTATGTTATGCAAAAAGATTTTTTGTAAAGATTAAACTTTTTTGAATTTAGGGCTTGACTTTTTAGCACCAAGCAATTACACTTGAGCCATCAAGTCGAGGAGGTAAGCAACGCAAGGCAAAATAAAAAAAAATAAAAAAACCTTGACGGCCGGAATCAACGGCGTTATACTTGAACCATCAAATAGCAAAGGAGTGAGCGACATGGCAGAACGTGAACTAATCAGCATTTTTCAGCGTGGTAGCTGGTTCAAGGTTACATTCCTGACCGGCAACCGCATGGAATATTTCAAGGCACAGGGCGTTGCAAAAACACGTGAGGCGATTCAATACTACGGCGTTAAACATACGCCGGGGAACACATACGTGGCAACGGTCGGAATTGACGTAAAATTTTTTCTTGAAAAATAAATAAAAAACTGTTGACAATTCAGAAACAAGGCGCTATGATTAAGACAATCAAAAGAAAAGGGGTAAATATCATGAGAGTAAATAAAAAATTAGTCGATATGTTGGTACGAGGAACTGAACATTTTGAGTTGGTAGGCGAATTAGACGCATACGGGAACGGTGAAATTCTTGAAGTAAACGCCCGTGACAAAATCTATTTAGTCAAAAGCAACTGGCAGGGCACGGCCACCGATAACGTGGTGCTTGCGAACACCGTCAAAAAAGAATTGCGGCAATTCGTTGCGATTCTCAAAGAAAAAGGATTCAAGGAACTGTAAAGGGGGCTACAATCATGATTAAACTAACGATTAATGAACTGAACGACATTGCATTCGATAAGGGATATTTACCTTACGAGTTTTTTACAGAAGTAGACGCCGCGGAAGTTGTTGCGTTGTTGTTGCAAGGCAAAAAGGTTTATCGAACAGAACACGGTTATTTCACTGAAATGTAAGGGGGTATGACAAAATGCTAGTAATTACACCAGAAAAGGCGTTCCTAATCGCCATGTTGATATTCTCAGTCGCTGGTATGGTTTACGGGCTTTTTATAACGTTCCCGGCCATCAAGGATAACAAGTTTTTTAGGTCATTTTTCAAGTGAAAAAATTTAAAAAAGTTGTTGACGAACTCAAAAATACATGTTATATTAAGACCATCAAAATGAAAGCAAAAAGAAAGGATTTGTAAATATGATTGAATTATTATTATACCGTGATGACTTGAAATATTATATTACCGAGGAATACACCTTGCAACTTGACCGTGACTGGTTAGTTGACTATATCAAAAATAGCACCGAATATGCCAGCGTAGACGAGTTTTTGGAATTTTACAATAGTGAAGATACTGAGGAAATTATTAGCACGCTGGACGATATGGACGAACCTTACACGTTAGAAAAAACCGGCCGCTATTGTGATTGCGATGATTTGCTATAAAAAAATAAAGAAATAAATTTAAAAAGTTGTTGACAAAACATGACGCAAGGTTTATTATTAAACCATCAAAAGAAACGGAAGAAGATGAGATATGAAAGAAAATCAAAATAAATTCAAAAAATTGTTGACAAAGATTTTAACGCATGATATATTATAAACATAGAAAAGCAAAAGAAAAAGAAAGGTTTGGTAAATATGATTAAGGTAAACTTTAACGAAATGACGGACGTAGATTACAAAGCACTTTTGAATAATAACAACGTAGTTGATAAACTGATTCGGTTCACTACTGAAGAAACTAGCCTAATGATTAATGATTGGTTAGATATTTTGGACGGGTTAGGCGATTATAGTTTGTCAGATTCTAGCCAATACAATTACATGTGCGTTCGCAATTCATATCGCTTCTTACAAAGTGTTTCAGAAGTACAAAAGGAATACGCCCTATTAGATGATGAAATGGCCGAAAAAGCGCAAAAGGCTATGGACGACTACGAAAACTCGGAACTTGACCCAGAAGATGACGACAAGTTAGACGAGGCCGCCGAAAAGGTTGCGAACGCCCTTGTAGAGTTCGCACAAGCACAATATGATGGCGCAATGGAAGATGATTACTTGATTGAAGCCATGAAGGAATTTGAAGCGCTAAACACGCTTTACGGTGATGACGGTTTTTATAACCGTGAAAATAACCGAATTTATTACATGTTGATGGACTAAAATTTTTAAAAAAGGCTTGACAACCCAGAACAATGGCGTTATTATTAAACCATCAAAAGAAAAGGAGTTGTTCAAAATGAACGAACGCAAAGCAATCGCAACCATTGGAATCACTAACACCACAGCTTTACTTATTATAGATATTGACCAAATTGGAATTGATGAACGGGTAAAATATTGCGTCAGCACGTTAGATGAAGATGAAGCCCCCAGAAATCGGTACGGTAAAATTCACTACAATCACAGTACCGGCGAACCTTATTTCAACAGCATTCTAGGCCGTATGTATTTATCGCAAGCGGTAAAAGTTACGCCATTCGCAATTTAATTTAAAAAAGTCTTGACAACTTAAAACAAACTTGATAATATAAAGACATAATAAAGATAACAAAAAAACAAACAGGAGTGATACATTATGATTAAATTAAGTAATAGCATTAAGGTTTTTGTACCAGTAACTAACAATGACGGGGTGAAAGTCGATTTGAGTTCTGAAGTTTCGGGAGCGGTTAATGTTATTGGCGGCGCCACTACTTACCCGGCTCGGGGTAGTTGGGTTGAAAACGGTAAGCTTTATGCCGATAATGTTAACGTGGTACAATTCAATTGTGATGAGTTTGATAGCGATACTGTAAAAGTTCTTAGCGAATTAGTATATGCAATCTTTACCCGAGCCGAACAACTAGCCGTAAGCGTTGAGATTAATGGAACGCTTTACATTTTAGAATCAGTTGACGACATTGAAAAATTATTTTAATTAAGTGCTTGGCAAGTTAGATTGTGTGGTATATACTTGAATCATTAAATAAGCAAAGGGGTTTTACATTATGAATAAAACAGTTTTAACTTTAATTGAACGAGCAGGACGCAAAGGCATGGCAAAGATTAACGCCTACTATACAGATTGGTATGGTAACAGTGAAAAAACTGAAAAATACCGAGTGGTTAACAATGGTAACGAGTGGTCTTTATACCACTACGACACATTGACCGCAACTGTTAAAAACGGTATTGGCAAAGTTGTTTGGGGCCAAAGTCGTTCAGACCTTGACTCAATCCAAACATTTTTAATCGAACTAACTGGCAAAGCCCCAGAAATGCACTATTATCCATCAAAAGAAGTCTTTCAAGTTTTGGAAGATGGCAAAGTTGTTCAATCATTTTAAAAAATTTGAAAAAAGTCTTGACAATCTAAAAGGTAGAATATATACTTGAAACATAATTAAAAGAAGGGTGATAGATATGACACTTGAAGAAGCATTAGAACAATTACAAAACGATATTTTTGACATGGAAGAAACATTTTACTCGGACTTGGCCGGTGACGTTACAGCGGAATATCAGTTGATGATAACAGACGCCGAAACGGTGTTGGACGAGTTAAACATTGACCCAGAAGACTTTGAGAACTATTCAGATTTATATGAAGCGGTTGAAAGTGGGATATATGATTGCGTAGATGGCGGACTTGATGGCGTTACGCAATTCTAACAAGAAAACCGGCCTAATGGCCGGCTTTTTTATTGCCTTAATTGATAGCATTAAAAGCCCTAATTTTGATTTTAACGCCCCGTGCGTGCTAGTGATTCAATTTTAGCCGTACCCGTGGCTATTTATATTGGATTAGCTTGAAACGCCTAAAATGAGCTTAAAATAGCTTTTAAGGACATGCGAAAAAAATTCGATTATTTTTGATTTTTATGTTGACAACCCGATTGCCCCTTGTTATTATTAAACCATCAAGAAAAGCAAAGGACATGGCAATCGCAAGAAACAAAAAATAAATTTTAAAAAGTTGTTGACATGCGATTGACCATGAGTTATTATTAAAGCATAGAAAAACAAAGGGATTGGTAAATATGAGTAAATTCACAAAAAGTGAAAGCACTAAAAATTTTGACAAGTTGGTTGATGAAGTTAGAGATATTGACCTCGTGGTTGTTGTAGATGGTTACGTGTACGGCGAACGAGCACGTACTGACCGCCACTATACGCTAGTAATTACTCCAGAACTCGGAACAAAAGGCGGCGAAACGTATATCACACTTAACGTTGCGGTTCTAGCGAATGACCGCCGCTTGCCGTGTCTTGATGGTGAAAGCAGTTTGGAACTCGGCTATTATGACGGCGCAGACCAAAAGACCATTTTCAAGGCTTACAACAAAGTTATTAAAGCCGCAAAAGCCTACGGGCTATATGTTACCGAATTGACGGCGTATTAATTAAAAAATTCAAAAAAGTGCTTGACATACGATTGAACAGGGTTTATTATTAAACCATCAAGAAAAGGAAAAGGATTGGTAAATATGAGTATTTATATCAATGGAAAACGTACCAACTACGAAAACATTTTTGACCTACTAGAAGAAAAAGGCGTTTGCCCGTGGTATCATGCAAGTACCGAGTATATTGGCCGGAAACTTGAAAAAGTGTTAGACGATTGGACGAACACCAATAAGACACATTATTTCATTGACGGCAAACGTTATGATTTTGAATTGAAATAAATTTCAAAAAAGTATTGACGGACATAAACATACATGTTATATTATAACCATAGAAAAACAAAGGGGAAATAAATATGAAACTCAACAAAAACACATTAGAAATATTGCTTGATAGAAAAATAATTCGCTTCATTGCACAACCCGATAAAGATGGATTCAGTAAGTCGGTTGTGGTTAGCCCGATTAGTAAGCTGTATTCACTAGGAAGAGTAAGCAGTTTTGAACCATGTAGCACCCTCACGAATAACAACGTTGTTTTAGACGGGGTTAATAAGGACTATAAAACACTGATGGCCTACCTTAAACAAAATAATTACGAATTATTTTAAAAAAAGGCTTGACGGAATAACAAAGACATGATATATTATAACCATCAAGAAAGGAGATGAGATATGAAAGAAACTAAAAAAATAAATTTTAAAAAATTGTTGACAACCAAAAAAACATATGATATTATTAAACCATAGAAAAGGAAAGGAAATGGTAAATATGAAGACGTTAGCAAGTGAAAAATTAGTAGAAATGATGGCAAACAATGAATTGACTGACGAGCAATTGGATAACTTACATGCTTGGGGTATCGTCAATGTTGATGACCTACGGCGCTGGTTAATCTCTAAATTGGCGGACTTGCAAGATGACCCCACTAGCGTGGATTACGAGCAAACGGTTATCGCGCTGGGTGATTTAATCGGGTTCACCGATGATGATTACGTTGTTTATGATGAAGATGGTGTTGCCGAGCTTGATATGGACACTTTAAACGATACTTTAGGCGTTGAGTAAAAAGGACTGTAAAAAGGGGATAGTTAAAATGAAGTTATTTAAAGTATTAGTTGCCGTAGTTGCTGGAATGACTTTGACCGTTGCCACCGTTAACACCGTCAAAGCTAGTCAGACAAAACATGTTCGCACCACGAAACGGGTAAGGCGCACCGCAAAGAAACGTACCGCTAAAAAGCGCGTAGCCGTCAAGAAACAAGTTAAACGTGTAAAAGCCAAGAAGCAAGTTAAACGGCCTTATAACAAGCCACAGGCCGCTCGTCCGAATTACGCTTACATTTTAACGCAAGGCCGGGGGCACGTCATTAACCTTACGAACACGGGTAGAACCGAAAACCTTTACCGGGTGGCGGTTCAAGAGTACCAACACACAACTAGCTATTACATGGCCTTGAATCCACACCAAACATGGACAATTAAGAAGCCCCGTCTGTTTTGTGTAACGGTTCGCCGTGTTTCTAAAGCTGATGAAAAGCGCAACGCAGACCCTCGGAATCATTATATCCCGCTCGGAATCAGAAGCACCGAGAAAACTTTATGGTCACACTAAAAATAGTTTAAGAAGCCAGCCCTTAGTGGGTTGGTTTTTTATTTATTTTTCAATTTAGGGGTTGCAATCGGTAAGGGGTCATGTTAGTATAATAGTGTAATAAAGGAACGGCGAACGAGTTAAAAACAATTGAAAAAAGTTTAAAAAGTTGTTGACACGTTTTCCAGTCCATGTTACTATAATAATGTAATAAAGATAACCAAACAAAAAGAAAAGGGGTTTTCAAAATGAAGTTAGTTAAAAAAGTATTGATGGTCGTTGTGATTGCGTTTATCGGGTTGGTTGCATTAGGTGCAACGGGTGAGAAGCCTCACAGGGTTACAGGAGTGCAATTAACGAGAATCCATCAAGGCAACGCAACGAATATCGGTATTACGAATCCAACGCACAAAACACAGGAATACCACGTTGTTGTAAAGCCGGCTGGTCAAAAGGCAATCAAGTTTAACACACATGTTTCAGCGGGTGAAACGGTTGAACTATATACAACGAAACGGAATAACGGCGGTATTCTACTAACGAACAAAGTTCCGAATAAGTTTACCGTAACGGCCTACCGAATGAGCGCCAAACAAAGCAAGCAAGAAACAAAGCATGGATATGTTGACGCCGGTATTAAATGGACAAAGCACCAAATTACTAACCAAAATAAATAAAAATTAATATTAATGGTTGCAATTTATTAACAAGCATGTTATATTATAACCATAGAAAAAAGAAAGGATTTGTAAATATGAAAAAGTTAGTTAGATTATTGGTAGTGATGGTAGTTAGCGTTATCGGGGTGTTTACATTGAATACAATCAATGCAAAAGCATTTAGTATTACAGGGATAAAGTTAACCAGAACAACCAACCAAATAAACGGCGGTCATGATATTTTTGATAATGTGGCAATCACTAACACAAGCCGCCACCGTGCAAGAATGGTTTATGTGGTTGTAAAAGAAAAAGGAAAAAAGGCAATCAAGCAAAACTACTTTATTCAACCCGGCGGAACGGTTCCAGTATATACAACTAATAAAGATGAAGTTAATAGCATTTACCGCCGCAAGTTCCCTCGTAAGTTTACGGTAACGGTTTACCGAATGAGTAACAAGCAAACCATGCACGCCCTTAAACATAAACATACTTGGAAGGGTATGAGATGGACAAAACACAAGATGGCCGGCGGAATCGAATAACCATCAATTGAAAGTCATAACAAAAAAAGAAAGGTCGATAAATATGAAACTAATTGACGCAGTATTAAACAATGTAACTCGGTATGATGATTTTGAGGATTTCAGTTGTTACCATGATGATATTACGCGGGACGAATGGCAAGAGTATTGCGCTGATGGCTGGGCTGGTGAAATAACGCCGGGTACTTACAACGGCGCTACAAAGAAGTTTACAAGAGTTAGCAAGTTAACCGATGACGATATTATTAACGCCATCAAGTCGGACATTGCGGACGATGAATTTATTGACATTTCATTACAAGAGTTTTATCCAAACAAACCAAACACCCCAGACGTGCAAGCATTGGTGTATACGGAAGCATACGAGGTGTTCACAATTGGCGAACGATTATTCGCAGATAAAGGCTAAACAATTGAATCAGACGAGGAACGGCACTGTTAATCAGTTGCCGTTTTTTGTGCGTTGTTTTTGTGTGTGGCCACCTTTGATAACGCCGTTAGAAGCCATGAGAAGCTATAAGAAGCCACGATGGTATATGCAAGGCAACTACATTATAGCCCGTTAAAAAGCGTTAGGCGAACTGTTAGGGGCTTTATATTGGATTAGTATTTGCCCCGTGTAGTTGTGTTGTGGTTGTTTGCGCGCCGTGATGGCGTTGTGATTGTATTAACCCCCACCAATTACATGTGGATTGTTTGGCGGCTGTTAGATAGGCTGTGCATATATGATGGCCTTACATGTTATATAGGCGCAATATAAAGCACGGTTCACAACTGGGGGTGAAGTGTTAGGCGTCTGTATTCGCTGGTGGTACGTCTGTGCGTCAGGGTTGTGAGGTCATACGTATTACTGTGTGATGGTGTTGTGTGCATGTGTAAGGTGTTATCATGTTGTGCTGTGTTCTGTGTGTTGGTCATGCTGATGGTCTTATGTGGTACTGTGTGCGTATTGTGGTGGTGTTATGTAGTGTGATAGTCAAGTATTCTGATATGATGGTTGAATATCATGTGTTGTTTTGTGCGTTATTGTGTTGTGTGTTTAGTGTTGTGTTCGTGAGTTATTAGTTTGTGTTTGGATTGATTGCAACTATTGAATGCTGTGAAGCGTGTTCTGTGGTGTAGTTCGTGATTGGTTATGAGTTATTGGTCGTGTGTGTTATTGTGAATCATGTGTGTACCATGTGTGTTTAGTTCTGTGTTCTGTGAGCTGTTAACTGTGAGCTGTGTGTTGGTGTTGCGAACTGTGAACTGTGTCTTGTATGTTGAGTGTTAGTGTTGTGCTAGTGTTGTATTAGTGTTGTTGTGTTGTTGTGTTGTATCTTGCATGTTGTGTGTGTTGTGTATGTTGTGTTGTGTGTGTTGAGTTATTGATGAGTTATGTTGTTGTTGATGAGTTGAGTTGTCAAGTTGTGTTGTTTGTCTTGGTATGATGGCAATCAAACACCAATATCAAAACGGTTCGCACTAATTGATTGGAATGCTTATAAAATAAAAAAATTTTCATAATTTAGAAAAAGTTTGAAAAAAGTTTACTTGTTTCTTGTATAAGACTGCTTTAATTTTGGCGATTTTTGGTGTGGTTTGGTGATGGTTTTAGATTAGTGATGGCGGTGGCAAGGCTGTGAGTTAGTGGGTGCCGTCCGTGGCGGGGGTACGGGCACCCCCAAAGC